AACGTGAGCTGGCTTCAGACCTTGGACGACGTAACCGCCGGATCCCAGGCCGTGCTGGTGTGCTTGTAGAGCTTCCCGTCGTTGTGGTACGAGAAGAAGTTCGTGCCGTCCCAGCCGCAGGCTCGCCGGTTGGTGGACGGCGCCTCGAAGGACCCGGCCTCCTTGTTCGCCGAGGACCAACCAGTGCCGACGGTAGTTCCGTGCGGGAAGATGGAGTTGGCGTTCGTGCCGGAGAAGTAGACCACGCGAGCCGGGTTACTCACGCCACGCTCGGCCGTCAGGAATCCAGCCGAGGTGCCGAAGTCGAACCGGGTCGCGCTGTACTGCAGGGCGCAGATGCCCAGGCTGGAGTTGTAGCCGGCCGACGACTCGTGAGCGACGAGCGGGGCAGGCATGACGCCACTGGACCCCGTTGGCCGGTAGGTCCGGACGCGGAGGATCCCACCGCTGATCGTCTCCGCCACCATCATGTCGACGCCGTCGTTCGTCAGCGCGGGTGGCAGAGAGCCGTTCTGGCGGGAGTAGCGGAACAGGCCGGTCGGCGCAGACACCCAGTAGTCGTCGCCAGACGGCATGAACCGGAACATCAGGTAGTGACCGTTCTGCGCCGGGATGCTCGAGCTCAGGAGCTCGGTAGCCGACCAGACCTCCCAGTCCTTGAAGTCGGAGTAGTAGACGCCTCCGCCGGTCAGGTCGTGCGGCGTGCCGTCGGGGTTGATGTACCACTCGCGCGTTCCGTTGGTACGGATCTGGTAGACCGACCAGAAGCCTAGCGCCGAGCGCCACTCCATGTGCGTGACCTGGCCGGGGTTCAGGTCGAACGCCGCACCGAGACCCCAGTCCGGGTCGTTGTTCGTCTTCTGCGCCGTCGTCAGCGAGGCAGTGCTGGGCGTGACGTAGTCGTAGGTGTTGGAGAGCTGCGGACTCGCGGTCGGCGAGACGATGCCACGCATCAGGGTCAGCTTGCCGTCGGCGGTCAGCTCGTTCTCGTCCGACTGGATCGACATGCCGCCGAGGATGGTGGCGCCGCGTACGACGAGCTCGCCGTCGTACAGCGCGTTCGAGCCGTCGGTCGGAAGCTTGAACATCAGGCTGTCGTCCGACTTGTACGCGAAGAAGCCGTCCGGCGTGAAGCCAGCTCGCTGTCCGGTCAGCGCGGTCCAGAAGGCGCTCGAGAGCACGATGGAACCGGCCAGCAGGTCCCCGGTGATCGTGCCGCCGACGATGTTCTGGCCGACGATCGTTCCATCCTGGATTGCGCCACCGGTGATCTTGAAGATCTGCGAGACCGACTCAGCGCCGACCGGTGCGGCCCCGTCGTCATCGGTGGCCTCGATAGCCACGTAGTAGTCGACGTCGTACTGCAGCTTGCGCGGGTCCGGGTCGCCAGGGTTTGCCGGCGGCGTGCCGGGCAGCGCCTTGATCGTGAACTGGGTGCCATTGGTGATGCCAGCCAGCGTGGTGGCGTCCTTGGTGAAGCCAGCCGAGGTGCCGATGTAGACCTTGTAGGTGACCGGGTCCGCGTTGATGATCGCGGACCAGCGCGCCAGGAGGATCTCGTAGCCGCCGATCAGCTCGACCGCCGGGGAGCTCGCGGGCGGGAAGCCGTCCGAACTCACCTCGACCGGCCAGGAGTCACCCTCGACCGGGTCCGAGGCCAGGGAGACGCGGCCAGCGAAGGTCCAGCACACCAGCTTGACGAAGTAGGTTCCGTACGGCACGGTCACGCTGGCGAAGCCGCCCTGCGGGGACACGAAGGTCGCACGCCGGTTGGTGTGGTCGGGGATGAAGTCCGAGCTGGCACCCACGTGCGCGTCGACCCGCAGGAAGTCCATCGGCGCCGGGATCAGGCCACCAGCGAAGGTGCCGTCCCAGCCGATGATGAGTCCCTCAGTCGCGTCCTGGACCGTGAGCCCGGTCGGCGTCGGCGGGATCGGGCCGTTGGTCACCGTGGGCGCGTACGTGCCGTCCCACTGCTTGCCGATCGCCATCGTCTGCGTGCCGGTGCGGTCGTACGCCTGCAGAGCCCCGTCCTCGATGGAGGAGTGGGCAAGCTGGCTCGTCGACCCCTTCGCGCGGACGCGACGATCGAGGTCGTAGACCTGCTTGGCGAGGTCGCGCAGTGAGTTAGCGGGCATGGCCTTATGCTACCTTGTCGGACCGGATGACCGTGAGCACGTAGTTGTTGCCTTCGTCCGGCGAGTACTGGATCGACTGGACGCGGACCCAGAAGCCCTCGCCCTCCTGCCAGTCGTAGTCGAGCGAGATGAAGACCTCGTCGCCCGGCCGGACGGAGCCTATCGGAGCCAGCGGGTGGTCCAGCACGGTGAACTCGGTGAGGTCGCCGATCTCGACGCGCGCCTTGAGCAGGTTGTACGCTCGGGTGTTGGCTACCGTCATCGACTTGATCGTCTTGTCCTCGACGACCACCACGCGACGCAGACGGTTCCCGCGCGGCAGACTAGCCGAGCCACGGACCATAGTGCGCCCCTCGCCGGCGCCCAGGAGCTCGATTTCGTTCGCGTACTCGTCGCCCTTGGACTCGACGGTCGGCTGGATGATGACGTTCTCACCGACGACGAAGCGGAGGTCCTTGCGCTGCACGTTGAAACGGGGGTACGCGAGCTCCATGCGGTGGGCGATGACGTCGCCGTTCCACTCGCTGATCTCCCGGAACTCGAACGGAGTGTCGGCGGCCAGGTCGTCGATCGCCTTGCCCAGGTCGTGCGTGTCCCAGAAGTTGAGCTGGTACGGGCCAGACTCGAAGCTGATCGGGCCCTCCTCGGTGTCGAACTCACCCTGAGCGAGCTCCACACCGATCTTCAGGCCGGTCTTGAGGTTGGGGATCTGCAGCCCGACGTTGCCACCGGTGGCGCTCTGGATGTACGCCCAGATGATCCGGTAGACGTCGAGCGGGTCAACCTCCACACCGTTGTAGCTGGTCCCGGAGGTGTACGGCAGCCCGTAGGCGTAGCCGTGCAGGCCCATGGTCTCCAGCTTGATCGCGGCGCCGGTGGTCTCCTTGTGGACGAGGATGCCGCCGCCGCGAATCTTCCCGGCCGCCTCAGCCCAGATGCAGGCGCCCCACTCGACCAGGGAGTCCTTGATGGCCCGTGAAAACGGGGTAATGACACCGCTCATCTCGTCCGTCGCGTTGACGGCCGTAGTGACGGAGACTCCGGTCAGGGGAAGGTCGGGATGGAGGATGGCCCCGGGGTTGCCGGAGCCATCGATCGCCTGCAGGATGTAGCGCCAGTCGCCTGACACATCACACCGCCTCTTCGACGAACCTCAGGGTGATGCCGACCTGGGTCCGCGTGGTGGTGGCCAGCAGGGTGTTCATCGACGTGTTGGCCAGGGAGGCCTCGGTGGAGAACTTGCAGGTCGTGCCACGCTGCGCCAGCGGGATCGCGATGGAACCGGCGATCTGGATCTGCTTGTTCGTGCCGAGCACGTTCTCGTAGTAGACCGACTGGGGCGTCGCGGCCACGAAGGTGCCGTCCGACTTCCGCAGGGCGACGCGGGCCGGAGCGTCAGCCTGGACGTTGGAACCCTGCGTGAACCCGTAGATGAACGCATTGACGTAGACCTTGGTCGCCCACTTCGGCACGTAGACCGAGGACTCGGAGTTGTCCGGCCAGGTCTCGTACGTGAACGCCGACGCGACGCTCAGCGTGTCCGGGGTGGAGATCGGGACCGACCACTGCACCGTCTTGCCGCGCGCGTTGACCACGTTCCGGAGGTCGACGATCATGCCCGAGGTGATCGAGCCGGAGCCGTTGGGGACGTCGATCCGGGCCAGCGCGTACGCCGGGTAGGTCGGCGGCGAGGTGAGGTCCTCGACGCGCACGGTGCCGGCGGGTACGTCCTTGATCACCCATGCCCGGACGTACTGGAAGTCCAGCGCGTTCTCGGGGTTGGCCACCAGGTCGAGCTTCATCGCCTCGGTGAACCAGGGATGACCGGAGGTGGAGTACTGCGGGTCGCCTACGGTCACACAAATGAGGTGCGACTTCGTGGTGCCCTGGCCGAGGATGGACGAGAAGTTGTCGTCGGCGCCCAGGATCTCCTCGGAGATGGCCTCGACGACGTACGCCTGGTTGACGTCCATCTCGTAGCGGTTCTCGAGGACGGCGCCGCCCGAGCTGATCCGCACACCGTCGCCGGGCGTGGAGAGCTGCAGGACCTTCATGTCGCCGGGGTTGATGATGCCGGACTCCTTCACGGCAGCACGCGCGGCGAGCCGGGCCACACTCGACGGAGTGCGAGCGCCGTCGATCGCCCATGGTGCCGAAGTCAGAGCCACGATTCCTCCATCAGAGACTTGGGTATGCGGGGTACCAGCTAATCGTACAGGTTGCAGTGCCCGTTCCGGAAATCCCCCGGAAGCCGAAGGCCTGCGCGCCCGGCATGAGGAACAGGTCGCGGAGCCGGGTCTTGGCGTTCAGGGCGCCGGGGATGGCACTGGTGCCGTCCAGGGTGATCGTCCGCTTCCAGGGCCGGGTGTCGATCTCGACGTAGTGGCCCTCGTTCAGGGTCAGCGTCGTCTCGATGGTCCAGTTGTCGGTCATGATCTGCGGGTTGACCACCGGGCCGTCGATGCGGATGATCGGCCAGGTCTTCCGGCGGCCGGAGACGAACACCGATCCGTTCTGGAAGCCGCCCGGCTGCGTCAGGACCGGGAAGGTGACCGGGAAGACGAAGCCACCAGCGGAGGCGTACGCCATTCCCAGCACGGTGCTCTCCGGGCTGTCGTCGTAGAACATCGGGTCGACGCGCTTGAAGTCAGCCGTGACCGGGATCATGCCGCCGAGGATCCGGTTGTCCGGGGCCTGAGCGAAGCGACGCGGCCGGCCGTAGACACGACGCACCCGGCCACCGACCTTGTAGCGGAGGATCATAGCCTCGCCACCGTCCAGGTCGTCCGGCGTCCAGGCGTCCGCCAGCGCGTCGAGAGCGTCCAGCGCCTCGTTCTCCGTGGTCGTGTTGACGTGCAGCGCCCAGGTGAAGGTGGACCCGGTCCGGACGTCGCGACCCATGCGCGTGGCGCCGGAGAAGGGATCCTCCTGGTCCTGGACCAGCCAGTCGTTCGCTCCCGGGTCGAAGCCGCTGGCATCGCACGACACGTCGAGGCCAATCCCGAAGGGAACGCCGGTGTCGGCGTCCTCCCTCAGGATCTCGAACTGGTGGTCCTCCAGAAGAGTGGCCATCAGCTACCCCTTCCCAGTCGGCGGACCTCGAAGCGGAAGTCGTCCATGACGTCGTCAGCAGTGAGGTCAGAAGCGTTGAAGTGCGGCTCGTAGTGGATCCCGCCACCCGCCCCGTTCTGCATGCCCTCGAACTGCTGGGACGTGAAGACCGGCTCAGGCTTGCCCGTCAGGTTGACCACAGTGGTCAGGCCCGGGGGCAGGTACCCACCGTTGTCGTACATCATCGTACCGTTATCCGGCAGGGCGCCGCCGACGTTGCCGACCGGCTGTCCGCCCGGGACGATGCCACCGTCAGCGTACCAGTGGTGACCCTCCCAGAAGGCCTTCGCCTTCTCCGGGCTGCCGTAGCGACCCTTGATGTACTCCAGGCCGTACTGCGCCTGCAGCTTCGGGTCCGACGTCTTCTTGCCGTACGGAGCCCAGGTCCCGTCGAGGAACTGGAAGAGGCCGTAAGCGCTCGACGTCGGGTTCTGCGCGTTCGGGTTCCAGCTCGACTCGTGGGCGACCAGCCAGTTCAGCGCGTCCCACTGCGACCCGGCCCAGCCGTACTTCGACTTGGCCAGGTCTGCGACCATGCGCTGGATGTCGCCGACCGGCATCGTGCTGCCCGGACCGTTGTCGTCGCCGCCGCCGACGATGCTCTTGATCTTGTTGACCACGGCGTCGTAGAACTTCGGCGGGAGCTTGGTGAGCTGCTGCACGAAGAAGCTGTCGCCGAACTTCTCCTTCAGTTGGCCCAGCGGACCCTCGAGCTTGCCCTTGATCCAGTTCAGCGGCGAGGTGACGGCGTCACGCACGGCGCTGGCCGCCTTGCCTAGGCCGCCGAGGATCTTCTCCAGGCGGGACTGGCCCTTGCCCGGGTCCTCGGTCGGCTCGCCGACGCCCGTCATGCCACCGGTGAGGGTGCGCATCGGGTCGACCGGCGTGCCACCGACGCGGAGCTCGAGGTGGAGGTGCGGGCCGGTGACGTTACCGGTGGCGCCGACCAGGCCGATGATCTGGTTGCCCTTGACGTTGTCGCCCGTCTTGACGTCCTGGCGCGACTGGTGCGCGTAGAACCACTCACCGAGACCCTTGGTGATGATCCGGGTGAGGTTGCCGCCCCAGCTCGACCACGCGGTGCTGGAGACCCGGCCATCCATGACGGCGTGGATCGGAGTACCCACCGGCGCCGGGAAGTCGGTGCCGGTGTGGTAGCCGGAGCTCCACATCGGACCCTTCTTGCCGAACGGCGTACCGACGGAGCGGCCCGGGGTCGGCCAGAAGACGCCGCCGTCCTTGAAGCCCTGGAGGAAGTTGCGGGCTCCGTTGACGCCGCCCCGCTTCGCCCGAGCGTTCGCCGCGTAGACCCAGTCGGAACCGAGCGCGCGGGTGAGCTCCGGCCGCAGGATCGCCTCGCCGCCGCTGACCGCGATGGTGTGCGTGTCGCGGCCCGGAGTGTAGCCCGGCCGGACGCCGTACGGCGAGTTGATGCCGCCGTCGGCGAAGCCCTTCGGGATCGGGATGTAGGCGATCTTGTCCATGCCCAGCTTGTCGGCGAGCCAGTTGAACCCGTCGATGAGGCCGTGGTTGAACACGGTGTCCAGGACGAACTTGATCGGAGCCTTGGCCAGCTCCTTCAGCTTGTCCCAGGCCTGGCCGATCAGCGTCATTCCGGTCTGGAAGGCCTTCACCAGGTCGTCGCCGATGACCTTCATGAACAGGTCGAACAGCGGCTTGATGACCTTGTCCCAGGTCCACTTGATCCCGGAGCCGAGCAGCTCGAAGCCCTTGCCGATCGCCTTGAACGCGACCTTGAAGGCGAGCTCCCACAGCTCCCAGACGATCTGTGCGATGACCTTGATGACCGGCCAGAGGATGTTCTCCCAGACCCACTTGATGTTGTTGAAGACGTCGACCACGATCTTGCCGATGGCCGTGAAAACGGGCTTCAGGACCTTGTCCCAGAGCCACGCACCGGCAGCGCCCAGCGCCTGCAGGACCGGCCAGATGACCTTCTCCCAGGCGTCCTTCAGCACGTCGGCGGTGAACTTGATGATCTGCCAGAGCAGCGTCCAGTACGGGATCAGGATGTTGTCCCAGTACCACTTCACCGCCGCGCCGATTGCGCCGATCACGCCGTTGATGATGTTCCGGGCGGTCTCGCTCGTGGTGTAGAGGTAGACCAGAACACCGATCAGGGCCACGATCGCGACCACGACGACACCGATGGTGGCGCCGAACGGCGTGAAGATGGCCGCGACACCGGCGATCACACCGGCCGCGATCTGGAAGGCGGCGATGAGCGTGAGGATCGTGTAAACGATGCCCTGGAGGACCTTCGGGTCCATCGCTGCGATCCACTCCAGGAACGAGGTCAGACCCTGCAGCAGCAGCTCGCCGAGCGGCAGGAGGGCCTCGACCAGCGCCAGGAACGCCGGGACCAGGGCCTCGAAGAACTTCATGACCGACGGGCCGAGGCGCTTGACCTGGTTCAGGAAGTCGGTGAGGAGCTTCTGCCCCTCCTTCGACTGGGTGAACTTGAGGAACTGCGCGGTCACATCGGCGAAGGCCTGGGAGAACTCGACCGCGAACGGCGCGACCACGACCATGATCTGCGCGATGGCGGTGGCCAGGTTCAGGAAGGCCTGCGAGTAGTTGGCGATCAGCTTGGGCGACACGGACTCGAAGACCGCGAAGAACTGCTTCCAGGTCTTGTTGGTGAGCGTCTGCGCCGTCAGGACGGCGATGTCGCCGAACACCTTGCCCAGCGTGCCCATGAAGCGGGTGAAGCCCGGCAGGTACGTCTTGACCAGGATCCCGATGGCTTCCTGGAGGCCGGGGAACAGGCCAGCCTGCACGGCGTCGCGGATCGCGTAGAACTCGTCCTTGAGGCCGTAGATGAAGTAGGCGAACTCGCGGCCGGCGGGACCGAGCTTGGAGAGGGCGTCGGCCAGGTTCTGCGCGGCGGCCGATCCGACCGTGCTGGTCTCGAAGAGGGCGTCGCGGTAGTCCTGCTGCGACCGGACGAGAGCCTTCTGCGCGTCAGCGATTGACTCAGCCGCGTCCACCCCGGCGCGCTTCTGCTGCTCCAGTGCGTCGGTAACCTGCTGGGCGCCGTCCTTGCGCGCCTTGTCGACGTCGGCGGCGGCCTGCTGTACGTTCTTCTGCGCCTCCTTCTGGCGCTCGAGCGCGTCAGCCACGCCCTGCTCAGCGGTCTTGACCTTGTCGGATCCAGAGATCCCCTTCTTCCGCTCGGCGGTGAGGTCCTTCTCCTCCTTGCGGATGTCGGACAGGCGCAGCCGCGCGTTCTCGAGGTTGATCGAGGACTGCTCGCGCTCCAGGTTGGTCGAACCAGCGTCCTGCTGCACGGCGTTGTACTCCACCGTGGCGTTGAACAGGTCGATGACCGCCTGGCGCTCGTCGAGCGAGTTCTTCTTCTGGCGGTCCGCGATGTCGTCGAGATCCTGCTGTGCCTGACGGCGTGCGTCGATCAGGTCGTTCTGAGCCTTGGTCGCATCCTTCTGCGCGTCGGCCAGGCTCTTCTCAGCGTCCTCCTGGCGGGCGAGGGAGGCCTGGATGGAATCGGCTGCGCTGGACTCAGCGTCGGCCACACGGCGCGCGGCGTCGATCTGCGACTGCTTGGCATCGCGCTGGGCGCGAGAGAGGCGCTGCTGGGCGTCAGCTACGCTCTGCGAGGCGTTGCGGATCTTCTTGGCGTTGGACTCCGTGTCCTTGGCCGAGCGCTTCTGGACGGCGTCCAGGGCCTGGAGGACGTTGCCGATTCCAGAGAAGCCGATGGCGAGCGCGCCCAGGCCAGCACCAGCCGCGACGGCGGCCGGGCCGAGCGCGAGGAGCCCACCAGCGATGGCAGCCAGGATCGGGATCAGGGCCGGGCCGATCGTGACGGACGTCAGCAGTACGCCGTTGAACGTACGGAAGCTGTTGGCGGTGTCCTCCGCCTGGTTGCCGCTGCGGCCGATCATCCGGTTGAAGGCGTTCAGCTTGCTGACCGCACCCCGGTCGTCGTAGTCGACCTTGACGTTGATCTTCTTGCCGTCGACACCCTTGATCTCGCGGTTGATCTCGCGGAGCTCGGCAAGCATCGCCTTGGCGTTGATGCGGGCGTCCACGGAGAGCGTGCGGTCGCGGGTGGCCTTGTCGACCTCAGAGTCGATGGCCTTAAGCTCGGCCAGCATGGTCCCGGCGTCCAGGTCGATGCCGACCTTCGCGCCCTTGAGGCTCTTCAGTCGGGACTCGATGTTGTTGAGCTGGTCGCCGCCGGACTTACCCAGCGCATCGATCGCCTTGCCGAGCCGCTTCTGCAGGATGCGCTCGAAGGCTCCGGAGAACTCGTCCCCGGCCTCCTCGCCGCCCTTCTTCCCGCTCTTCTTGGTGTCGCCCATCGCCTGGTCGAAGTGGCGCTTGGCCTTGTCGGCGCCGCGCTGTCCAGCCTGGTCAAGGCTGTCCTCGAAGATGCCCTCCATGCCCTTGGCGACCCGGCGGGCCTCCTTCTCGAATCCGGAGAAGGAGGGCACCACCTGGAGGAAAATCGAACCCGCTGAGTACCCGCCGCCTTCCGGCATTGAAGTCCTCCTCGGGGTGTGGGCCGGCTATCTACCGAGAAGTCTAGCAGCCAGCTTGTCGTGCTGCTCTTGACGGTGCTTGCGCTTGATGCTAGGCATTGCCGTCTCGGGCCGCAGCGCTGGCTTCGGCGGCTGTGACTGCTTGTCGCCGTTGACCACCTTGAGAATGTGCGCGATGACCGACAGCTTGTCCCCGACGGCGGCCAGGCCCTCGACCTCGGCCGACCAGGTGCTCATCGGCGGGGCTGCCGACATCTTCTTCCCCTCACGCTCCGCTCGCTCCTGCGCCTCGACGAGCATCTCGGCGTGCTCAGGATCCTGCGTGATGACCTGCCAGTAGTACGTGTCGCGCGGCAGGCGGTCGATCAGTTCGAGCATCACCCTCCAACGACGACGCCGCCACAGCTCCCGGAAGTTGACTCCCGGCAGCTTGGCGGCGAAATCGTACTCGAGCTCAGCCCGGTACCGGCCGACTAGGAAAGCCAGCCTTTTCCCGCAGCCTTGGGGTCGAGGTCGTAGTACTGCATGTAGTCGCGGATGAGGTTGTTGAAACGCCACCCCTCGACCTTGTTCTCGGCGAGGATCTTCTTGCCGTCCTCGTCGAGGGCGTACTTCAGGAAGTTCGCCGGGTGCTGGATCTCCATCAGATCCTTGAAGTCGATGTCGGCCGGGTCCATCATGGTGAACCGCTGGCCGGCCACCACGGCAGCGAAGGGCGGCTTGGAGTCGCGCTCCATCTCGTCGAGGTTGGAGTTGACCTTCTGGTTGAGCTGGGTCACGTTGTCGGTCATGGGCGGGCTCTCCTTGTCAGCGCTGGGAACGCGGCTTGGGGGTGTCGGTCAGGTCGACGACGTCGGCGTCCTTGGCCTCGGGCAGCTTGGCCATCTCGGCCTCGGTCAGCTCGGGCGGGGCGGGGACGGTCGTGTCGGCCGGGGTCTCGTCGACCTTCGGCATGGTGGCAAGGCGGTAGCCCTCGAACTGGAGCTTGACCTCGTCACGGACGTTGTGGGCGAGCCGCTCGCGGTCACCCTTCACGAACTTCTTCGGGAATTCAGCCATGCGATGAGAGTACCACGCGAGCCGGGCAAGACGAAACCCCTGGCGGGCCCGCCCAGGCCACCAGGGGTTTCGATTGGGGGAACGGATCAGGCGGTGGGGAAGCCCATGTCCGCGAGCAGAGCGTTCCAGCCTGGGCCGCCGAACAGCCAGCGCTCGGAGTAACCCAGGTTCGAGTCCTCTTCGCCGGTCAGGGTGACGCCCCAGCTCACCGGGTCGTCGCCGCCGCCGTGGCTCTGCTCGGCGTAGTTGGTGACCTTCCCGCGCGGGAAGAACCGCGCCAGGTAGATCTCGCCGCCGTCGCCGATGTCCACCGCGACCGAGAGGGCGCGGTAGTGCTTGCCCGCCGGGCGGGTCGGCTTGGCGATGCTGACCTCACCGGTCTGCGAGTCCGGGACCATCGAGGCCAGGTCGGCGCCGGTGGCCAGGCCGATCGTCAGGAGCTTGGTCTCCTGCGCGGTGACGGCCATGGTGGAGGTGTCGGAGGTGACGTCCGACCGGGTCGGCGTGACCGAACCCCAGGACTGCACGTCCGAGGTGGACACGTCGCGGGAGAACGCCGCACCGTCGGTGGACAGCCACCCGAGGTCGTCCATGCCCTGCGGCAGGAGCTTCAGGTTGATGCCCGCGTCGTAGCCGACCGAGCGCTGGCCGACCGTGAGGTGCAGGTCGGTCGCGAGGCTGCCGCCCAGGGAGACGATCTCGACCTTCGCGCTGGAGCCGGTCGCCACCGTGGTGATGGTGAATGCCGACGTCGCGACGACGGTCGCGTTGCCCGCACCGATCGCGCTGGCGAGAGCGGTGGCCACGGCGGCCTTCGCGTCGCCGTCGGCCACGGTGATCTCGTACTCGGTGCCGTTGACCCGGACCTTGAGCAGGCCGCCGTCGGTGACGGTAGCCGCTGCGGGCGCGGATCCAGCTACGACGGCCGTGGTGGCGGTCGCCGAGAAGACGGTCAGGGACGTGATCGCGGGGACACTGATGTCGCCCAGGAACACCGAGCCCTCGAGCGACTTCCGGATCAGCTCGTTCTGCTTGTTCTTCAGGTCCTCGTAATTCGCCACGTTGGCCTTCCTCGCTGTCTCATCAGCGTCGTACGCTGAACTGGTAGGTGCCGGCGTAACGCCGAACGTTCGGACTATCCCAAGGCCTCTGTGCAGGGACCACCGGGACGGTCACCATGTCCAGTACTACGAGGCCGGACGAGATGACCACACTGTGAGGATAGTCCAGGAAGTGGGCATCGATCTTCCCGATCAGCGACTTTGCTGCGTCCCGGCCAGTCGCCAGGACCTCCAGCTCGACGACGGGTCGGTAGACCAGCTTCGTGCGGGTGCCCAGGCTGAGCTCTTCGACGCGAGCGAAGGGCAGTGGCTCGTTGTCCGTCGGGAAGTCGACGGCGACCTGCTTCTCCTGCGTGAACTCGGGGAAATCACGCAGCAGGATTGCCCGGATCGCCTTCTCGATGTCCGGGTACGGCTTCAGGTTGTCAGTCACCGGGCATCACTCCTCGGTAATCTCCGATGGCCGCGCCCGCCTTCGCGAGGTAGTGGCCACCCTTGCTTCGCTTGTTGTCGAACTCGTTCGGCGCCGCCTTGGGGCTCTCGTTCACGATCGTGACGATGCGACGGCGGAACCGGCCGATCGTCAGGTTCTGCGGGCGCGTGTCGACCTTGTACTCGTCGGCGTAGTGCGGCCCCGGACCGTTTGAACGGGGTGAAGTGGCCGCCGCGATCCGCCGGATGTCGTGCGCCGCCTGGTAGAGCGGCTCGAGCATCTGGTCCGACGTGGCGAACTTGTCGAAGGCCCGATAGTCAGGCTTGAACTTCGCGCGTACGCGGGTGCGCTGGGGCATCAGCCACCTACCCGCTTCAGCACGACGATGATGCCCTTGTCGCGACCCTTGAGGTCGTACTTACCCGGCACGCCCTCGACGTTGAACTCCTCGCCGCGCACCGTGACGGTGTCGGTGGCGTAGATCGTGTTGGGTGAGCGCGGCGGCACGTAGAGGTTCCAGCCGTCGATGATGACCCGACCCTGGTCGGAGTCCTCGGTGCTGGTGCGCGGCCAGAGCTGGCAGCCGGGGATGTCGAACTCGGCCGGAGCGCCCACGGGGTCACCCTGCCAGTCGGTCTCGCCCGGACGCTTCACGTGGACGACCTCGTTGCCCCTCACGGCGTCACCGGGGTGAAGGCGTTGGTGGTGTTCGGGTCGCCGTACGGGATCCACCAGTCAGACCCCGAGGAGTCCGGCAGGTAGACGACGTCGTCCTCGGAGGCGTCGGCGCGCGTGGTCGGCTGGACCCACAGACCGGACGGGCCGTCGGGGACCAGGGCCTCGAGGTCGGCGATCTCGGCCGGGAGGAGCTGCATGTTGGCGGCTGCCATGGCCATCGCCTCGGGGCGCCGCTCGTTCAGCGGGCCCACCGACTCCGACACGGTGCCGTCGGGGTTGAGGTACGTCCGGCCGGCCAGGAACATGCAGATGCGCTGCGCCTTGCGCGGTACGACGACGGCGGGCGACTGAATCTCCCAGTTCGGCTGCTCGGCCTCGTCGCACACGATCTCCGTGGCGGTCTGCAGCACGAGCTGTGCAAACGGGTCAGCGGCCACCGTCGCGACGTCCTGTCGCGCCCAGGTGGCGAACTTGTCGATCGTGATCAGTGTCGGCATGGATCTATCCTCTCATGAGAAACGAGCCCCCGACCCCCGAGGGGGCCGAGGGCTCGTCGGTCCGACCGTTAGGCCGGGGTGGATCAGTCGAGGACGGATCCGGTGCCGGTGAGGGTGATCGGCACGATCCGGACGTTGTCCGGGGTGTCGATGATGTCACCGTTGGCGTCCCGCTCGTCCAGGATCTCGTTGATGCCGATGAAGCTCGACACGACCGAGCGGTCCCGGAGGAAGTTCGGGTCGTAGTCCATCAGCCAGCGGGCGGCGTAGCCGTTCCGCGAGACCTTGGCCGAGACCACAGCACCGCGCGGGGCGACCGGCGCCACAGAGCCCTGCACGAAGCTGGACTTGTGGAAGTAGTACGCCTCGTTGGGGTTGAGGTTCGGGTGCACGATGACGGGCGCGCCCGCCAGCTTGCCGATCACGGCGTCGCGGACCGCGTCCGAGACGTTGCCGATGTTGTCGGCGTTGCTCAGCCGCTCGCTGGCCAGCCACGCGGCCTCGACGTCCGAGCCGACCAGGAAGACGCGGCCGGAGTACGGCGCGACCTGGTGCGAGTTCATCAGCCGACGGGCCTCGATGGCGACCAGGTGCGGGTCGGTGTCGAGCGTGCCGGTGACGGTGGAGGCGGCCTGCGCGGCGCGGAACGCGGCGACGACCTTGGACTCGTAGTTGCCGACCACGGCCTCGACCTGCGGGGTCAGGACGTCGGTGGCGAACTCGATGTTGTCGAGCGTGAGCTGCTCGTCGGTCAGCCCGGTGGCCGAGTAGACGTGCCGGTCGAGCGTGATCGGGACGGTGTCCCCACCCTCGATGTCGTCCATCACGATCGGGGCGGTACGAGTACGGAACTCGTAGTCGCGCGCGACCGCACGGAGGTTGCCCACGCGCATGGACACGGTGTCGTTCTGCGCGCCCTTGAAGAAGTCCTCGGTCACTCGCGTGATCAGGTCGGGGCCCAGGAGCTCCCGGCCCACCATCGCGAGAAAGAACTCGACGATCTTCTCCGGCTTCGCCTTCAGTACAGCCACGGGGACCTCCTACGAGATCGTTTCGGCCGCTTGACCCCCGTGGCGAGGATCGTGCGGATGTCTTGTCAGCGGATCCGGGGGATCTGCTCGAGCGCCTTGTCGGTGCTCACGTCTGCGCCGGCGCCGGGATTCGGGTCACCAGGGTTGTTGTTGCCGCGCGGGACTCGACGTACGCCGTCGCCGCCCTGCTCGCCACCTTCACCCTCCTCGGACTTGCCGTGGGAGCCGAACGACTTCAGGAGCTCGTCCGCGTCTGCCAGCAGCTCTTCCTCGGTGTTCCCGATCAGCCGCTTGAGCTGGTCCTTGTTCAGGCCCTTCTCGACAGCGACCTTGAGTCGCAGGTTCTCCTTGGCGGTGTCGCTTCCGTCACCCTTGGTGACGGCATCGACAGCGGCCTTGAGCTCCGCGTTCTCCCGTGCCAGCTTCTGCTCAGTGGTCTCGCCCTCGCGAGCCTTGGCTTCGGCTTCTGTCTTCAGTGTGTCCCGCTCGGTGTTCGACTCGGTCAGCCGCTCTTGCAGCTTCTCCTTGTCACCCAGCAGATTGAACAGATACCGCTTCAGCTTGTCCTTGTCGATCTCGGTCTCTCCCGTCGCGGTCTCCCACGGTGCGGTCCAGTCCTTCACGTCTTCGGGCAGCTTCGGCATGTCAGCCTCCTACGGCTTCGAGGGCAACTTCCTGCAGTCACCCGATGGCTAGAGCATACGAGATCGGATGTCAACCCCGCATCTCAATCGCTGGGATCTCAGGCACGACCTTCCCAGCGCTGACGGAATTCATTGATCGTCGGCACGTGGCCGAGCTCGCGCGAGAGGTCGATCCAGGCCGTTTCGGCGGCGCGGGCCTTTCCCGGCCACTTCGTCTTCCGGTCGAATACCGGCTCGACGCTGCATCCGCAGTGGTCGTGGACCTTGTGCTCACCGGCGCCGATGAAGCGCGGGTCGGACTGGTCGAACGAGAGGTCGTCGTACACCGGGCCGCGACTGGCTAGCATCGCGCAGAAGTAGCAGGGATCCCCATCGGTGACGCGGATGTAGCCGAGCGCCTCTCGGTCGTCGGCGACCATGTTCGAGAGCTCGTCCCGGCCGCCGTTCATCACGTGGCGCGTCGCGGCGCCGGAGATGTCGACCGAGGTGTCCTCGATGGCCTGCTTGATCAGCATCTGCTGAGTCAGCGCCGGAATGCCATCGTTCAGCGGCAGTCCGGCGATGCGCTTCTTCAGGGACACCTCGCCGGTGACGCGCAGCGAGGTCTCCAGGGCTTGGAGGTTCAGCTCGGACATGGCCGGCAGCGAGAAGCCGTCGCCACCCTGGACCTCCAGCTTGCGGAAGGCCTGGTAGTACTGGCGGGCCTGGATCGCCGAGAAGTCACGCCGCTGCCGGAGCAGGGGGATGAGCCGCAGGATCAGCTTGGCCGCCGACCCACTGATGTCGTCGGAGTCGATCATCCGGATCCAGAGCTGGGCGACGACGTACGCCACCGTGGCGCCATTCTTGGCCTGGGCAGCACGATGCGCCTCCGTGAGCGCGGCCGCCTGGGCGGTGACTGCCATCAGTACCTCCGTGGCGGTGGGGGAGCCTCCCCGGCCAGCACGCGGAGCAGGCGATTGGTCTCGCGCTGCTCTATAAGCGTGGCCTTATGGAACTCCTTCTGGTCCTTGAACATGGCCTTGAGGACATCGACGGCCGAGGCGAGCATCACTTGCTCCCGGAGCTCTTGCCGCCGTTGGCGCCCTTCGACGCGGCGTTCTTGGCGCCGACCGCCGAGGTCTGCTCCGGCGGGACGGCCTCCTGCATCGCCTTGGCCGAGTCGACTGCGATGTCCGACTCGAGCTCGGCGACCAGCTTCTCGAAGGTGCCCTGCTCGACCAGCTTCATCGCACGCTCGGTGTCACCGTCGGTCCAGCCCGGCAGCCGCTCCCAGAGCATCTGCACCGGGACCTTCAGTGCGGTGGCGACGAGGGCGAGGCCATTGGCCGTTTGAACGAGGCTTCGGGACTCGGTGTCGCGCCAGCGGACCTGCATGTCGGTCGCCCGCGCCTCCTCCGCGTTGCCGTTGGCGTACGCCGTAAGCCGGAAGAGCTGCTCGTGGGACTGGCCGTTGACCATCCGGAAGTCGCCCGACTTGCGCATGAGCCCCTCGGTGGCGGCGGCCAGCGCCTCGGCCTGCAGATTGGAGCTCAGGCCGAGCATGTGGTGCGGCGGAGTCTGGGTGATCGCGGCCAGCATGCGCAGGTCGTGGTCGTCGGCCTCCAGGAAGCCCTTCATGTCCGTGGCGTCCAGCGTGCCGAACTTCGTCTCGGGGTTGCTCGAGATGAGCAGGTCCTCGATCTTCAGCCGCATCGCGTGCGCGACCTTGTCGGTCGTGTCGGACGGCTTGGCCATGCCGGCGATGTACCGAACCTTCCAGGCGCCGAAGCGCTGCACGATCAGCCGGTCGAACGTGTTCTGGTCGATCCTGGCCAGCATCGGGAGGATGGCCTCGATCTCTCCCGTCGCCCGGCCGTCCAGGTCGATCGTGTTGGAGTAGCGCACGATCGGCGGCACCTTCATGCCGTGCTCCTCGTACGAGATGAAGACCCAGTCGTCCAGGTCGTAGCCGTTGTTCTCGCACGAAAGGTAGTAGGCCGCCTCGTCGTCGATGACCGTGACGGTCCACTCGTTCTGGAAGCCCTCGAACCGGTTGATCGGGTCGGCCTGGATCGCGAAGCTCGGCCACTCGTCGTTGGGGTCGTCGTAGAACGCAGCCATGCGCTTCGCCGAGAAGGCGGACATCTTAGCCATCTTGTCGCCGGTCAGCGGGTCCTTGTCCGGCCGCGTGGTCGCGAAGGAGAGGCCGTGGGTGATGGCGGCGCGGTGCAGCGGGATCTGCTTGGCGTCCCAGCCGTTCTGCTGCCAGGTGTTCCACACGTCCATGTTCTTTGACGGGTCGCCGCCGGTGCGCCGTACTCCGTCGACGTAGACGGTCTGGGCCAGCGAGGTGACGACCAGTCCGCCGAGCGGGTTCGGCGAGAGGCGGGAGAGCTGCGTGTACTCGTCGGTGACCTGGCGCGGCGCGTACGGCTCACCGGTCACGCCGTGGATTCCGTGGGCTTCGGCCTGTCGCTGCTCACCCCGGGCCCAAGCGTCGAGGATCGTGACGTTCTCGCGCTGACGCAGGAACGACGGGAAATTCTCGCGCGCGAGGCCCTTTACCTGGCCGGCACTCATGACCACGGCGGGCCTCCTAATCCTAGTAGGTGTCAGCGCCAGGTTACAGGACCACGAACGTGACAGCCTGGTAGATGGGCTCCTCGGGGGTCGGGCCGAACTTCACCCACACCGCATTCAGGCCCTTGACGGTGGCCTCGTAGAGGTGCTTGATCTCGACCACGAAGGCGCCATCGACCTCGGTGACGTCCTTGGCGACCGACGGGGTGATCCAGTCGGCGGCGTCGCGCGCGGGCGTGTCCGAGCTCTGCGTGATCGCCACGTCGAACTCGATCGCCTGCACCTCGGCCAGGGTGAGCTCACCCTCCGGGTCCTTCAGGGTCACGGTGAAGTCGATGAACTGCTTCGACCCGTTCCTCCACTTGCTGTCCATTGATCAGGCCCCTATCTCGGTCCTACGGAAGTCTCCTGCCGTCACGCTGGTGCGCTCCGGCCCGGCCGCGATTGAGGTCGTCGAGCTGTCCCCAGGCCTGATGGTGACCAGGATATCGCGATCCGGCATCGGTACGCCGCCACTTCCGGTGAAGGCCGGAATACTGAATGTCCCAATCATTGAGACATCGATGCTGGATCGTACCGAGAAGGTTGCACTCGGGGAGGCGAACGAGCCGTTCACTCCACCGCTGTTCGGTGGGACTGAACTGCCCTGAGAACTGAACGTCGGGGCGGCGAAGCTCCCGGCCAGTGCGGCGGCAGCCGAGGCATCAGCGGCGATCGCTGTCACCGGTGCTGCGAAAGTACCCTCTACGGTTACTTCTGAAGCAGCCGTGACAGTCATCGAAGCGGCCGGCGAGCTGAACGATCCCGATAGCACGGCCGGAACGCTACCGTTCGCCGCCAGGCTGGCCGTCGGCGAGGAGAAGCTGCCGGTGAGTGTGCCCTGGTTCGCCGGAGCGGCCCCGGCGGGCGTGGCCATCCAGGTGGCGATCTCGGACTCGGTCAGCGCGGTGCTGAAGAGGCGGCTGTCGTCGATGGTCACCTGGGAGCCGGTCTGGTCCAGGATCCGGAACACGTCGGCCGTCTTGACCGCGAAGGCCATGGCGGTCGTGCTCAGCAGAGTGCCGTTGACGTAGACCTTCAGGTTGGCGCCGTCGTGCGTCGCGGCAATGTGCTGCCAGACGCCGACGTTGCGCGCGATAGCCGTCGACTCGAAGATGGTGTTCGAGGCGTTCTTGGCCCGGAAGCGGATGGTGCCACCGAGGTCCAGCAGGCCCCAGACGCCGGTGTCCTCAGCGGAGGCGTAGAACTCCATGACCCAGGCGGTCACAGAGGTGTTGAACTTGATCCACGCCATCCAGGTGCGCGACGTCGTCTGCAGACCGGTGATGGCCGGACCGGCGGACGACTCGGCGGCGTTCTGCGTGAGCCCCCTGCCAGTGTGTCCGCCGCCATCGGCCGTACGAAGCAGGTTGCCAGCGATCGTCAGATCGCGGCCATGCCCAGAGCTGTCTAGTGCAGCGCCGGACGCTTCGTCGTAGCTGAGCTCGAGTTCGAGCGCCATGCGATCACGCCGGCTGGGTCAGCGTGCCGGAGGTGATCTGGAGGTCCAGGCCGACGGAGATCGTGGTGGTGTTCATCTTCAGCTCGCCAGCTCCGGCCTCGTCGCTGACGGTGCCATCGAGGTGCGCCACGTTGTCGCTCGAGACCGCACGGTACCAGGTGGCGGTACCGGCAGCCAGGCCCTCGGCCGTCAGAGCGGGCGTGGCGTCGAGGGTCCGGACTCCGGTGGCCCCGGCGGTGAAGGCCGGGTCCGCACAGGTGAACTCCGCCAGGAGGACCTGGCTCGTGATCGCCGTGTCGGGACCAGCGGGCTTCGAGCCGGAGTAGATCCGGATGAGGCCAGGGCCCGAACCGCTGTCGATCGCGTCGGTGTGACCAGCGGCGGCCGCGTTCCGGCGAGCGCTCGAAAGAGTGGGCATGTGTCCTCCATAGTGGTAACCCGGACTTACCCCCAGGCAAGTCCAGGTTACCAGGCGCTCAGCGCTTCTTCCGGCGCCGACGCTTGTTCGCGATCTTGGCGGCCCGGGTCTTGGACATACCCTTCTTGCGCAGTGCGTGATACTGCGCCCACCGCTTGACCTTCTTGCCGGGCATGCTTCCAGCGTACGCCTAGTCGCCGTTCTCCTTGCGAGCCTTCCGGGCCTCGTGGGCGCCGAGGGAGGTGTCGATCTGCGTGGCCAGGCTGATCACCAGCACCAGCGCCACCGAGTCCCGCCAGAACAGCAGGGTCGGCACCGCCATGCAGCTCCAGAAGATCGCGCGGATGAGGTACTGGTTGTCCTTCAGCCAGCTACCACGCGCCCCAGACTTCGCCACTGCGGTCCTCCTCGGGCTTCTCGGTGTTCAGCAGGCTACGCCGGCAGAGCCGGGCGCCGACGGCCGCGACCGCTAGGTCGATCTTACGCGACGACTCGCGGTTGTCCTTCATCAGCGAGATGCCGAACTTGCCCGGGTAGCGCCGAGCGTTGCGCATGTGGTTGACCAGGGCCGGGTGGCCGTCGATCTGGAACTGCGGCTCGTACTCCTCGATGTCGTTCTTGGACTCCATCATCTCGACGAACTCCTCGGCGGCGCCGACGAAGAGCCGCTGGCGCTCCGGGCTGGCCAGGTCGAACATGATGGAGTGCGTCGACAGGCCGGACTTGGTCGCCCAGACCTTCAGGTCGTCCTTGAAGGTCTGGTGCCACTCGTCGATGAGGGCGTCCCAGTAGCGGGTTCCGTCGGTGTCGTCCGTAGCGTGAGACGGGTCGGCCCAGAAGCCGACGACGTTGAAGGTGGCCATCGCCTCGCGCACGCGGGCGTCGACAGAGCCACGCGGCACCGTCCAGGTCTTGCCCCGTTCGCCGTTCGGCTTCTGCCAAACACCGATCGTGAAGATGAAGCTGTCGCTGACCCGGCAGCCAACGATGGCCGTGGCGTCGTCGGACTTCGAGCCGTCGAAGAACATGACGACGTCCTCATCGGGCATGATGTTCCGCCAGCCGACGCGCAGGTCGTCCACGTCCGGCTGCTTGCGCTGCTCGGCGAGGAGAGGGTCGATGGCGGCCTTGATCGCGGCCGGGTCGAGCCAGGCGTCCTCAGAGGCGACGATCTGGTTGAACCAGAACCGGCGCGACCGGCTGACCGGGTTCTCCTTGTCCAGGATGGCGTCGACCAGTCCGTCGACATCGAGCCACCAGGCGTCGCCGCGCACGCCCCGGATGATCGCGGCCAGGTGGTCGCGGATCGCCTGCTCGTTCTGCTCGACCAGCTTGCCCGAGCTGTCCCGGATCTTCGGCGGGCGCATCGTGGCATCCGGCGGAGCCTCCAGGGAGTCGTACATGATGCCGGTCTTCGCGGTCAGGCCAGCCTCCTGCTCCTCCCAGGTCTCGCGGCGGCGCTGGGCCACGCTGTCCTGGCTGGGCTCGTAGGCGTTGGTGATCGCGAGGCGCCGCGCCGTACCGCCCTTGCTCTTGGTGGCGTTACGGCTGATGACGGCGTTCATCTCGTGGCCCTCGTTGTTCGCGAGCCAGTGGTGGGTCTCGTTCATGATGACCAGCGTCGGCCGGCCGCCCTCGAGCGTCTTCGGCGAGCTGGTGACGGCCTCGATCCGCCGCGCGCCGTCGTACGCGTAGCAGACCTCCTTACCGATGGTGATCCCGTGCTTGTCCTTGCAGGCCTGTGTAAACAGCCCGGGGAACAGGGTCATCGTGTTCTTCGTCTGGTCCTTCGAGACCGCAGCGATCTGGATCCACGCGCGCGGGTGCGACTTGCCGATCGGGTCGCCGATCTCCAGGCCGATGTCCGGGCGGCGGCGGGTCGTCCAACCCATGAAGCGACAGGGGCCGACCAGCTCGACGGCCGCGATGCACGCAGCGATCGGGTCCTTTCCCCAGCCCTTGAGACGCTGTAGAACACCCTCCCTGTAGATGAAGCGGCCGCGCGCGTCGATGGCGTACCACCACAGGATGAAGCGCTTCTGCTCGTCGGTCGGGTTGAACGGCATCGGCTTGCCGTACTCGTCCACCTCGTCGGCCAGTAGGTTCTCCCGGATCCACACGAGGATCTGCCAGCCCAGGGTCCACTCGGGCAGCACAAACTCGTCGAGCGGGTTCTCACCGTCCCAGTCTGGATTGCGCTGCCAGGTGGGCCCGATGGCGACCGGCTCGACGACGGCCTCTTGTGGGCCGGTCAGCTCGTCGACCAGCGTCGTCATTACTTCCTCCGGGAGATCTTCCGTCCGATCGCCACGCCCAGGAGGGTGACGAACACGAGCCACAGCACGATGATGATCAGGATGCCGACGGCGTCACCCGTCGTCAGCAGCGGGATCATCTCAGCACGCGGCCGTTCGGGGTGATCTCGACGGTCTGCTTCCGACCGGCCGTTGAGCCCGCCTTGGCGTCGCCGGTGTTGATCTGGAGGTGGCGGATCTTGCACGCGAAGCTGTCCTCGTCGTACCCGCACTTCTCGCACTTGGCCATCAGGCTCGTCCTCCCTGCTTGAACATGGCGGCCCGGTCGAGAACGACTCCGTCCTCGGTCACGTCGTCCTTGCCCTGGCCCTTGAGTGATTCGCGCTCGAGCTCGATCTGCATCCGGCGGCGGTCGCCCTCGGTTGCCAGCAGCGCGGTGAAGCCCTTGAGGTAGGCGCCCAGCGAGGCGCCCTTCAGTGGGATCGTCTCGAAGATCGGCTCGCCCGACTCCTCGTTGACGCCGACGAACTGCGGCTTGAAGTCGCGGCTCAGCGACTCGGCCAGCAGGTAGGCGATGGCCCAGTCGGACGGCTGGTAGTAGATGCTCTGGCCGGACTCCGGCAGGCTGTCGTACCAGTGCTTCGCGACGGGGTGCCACTTCTCGTCACCCGGGATCTGGCCCGCTCGGGCCTTCCGGATGAGCTCGTCGTCGATCTCGTCGAGGTTGACGATGTCCGCGCCGGCCAGCTCGGCCTTGGTGCGGTGACCCATCTTCGCGTCGTTCTTCTTGCCGACCGGTCCGCGCGCGCCCATCAGACACCGTCCGGAGCATCGACCACGGGCGCCTCGGCCTTGGTCTTCTGCGGCAGCTTCTTCAGGGTGAGGCCGACCTCGTTCAGCGCCGCCTTGAGCGCCACCAGGGTCTCCTCGTCGGTCAGGTCGCCGAACTGGAGGTCCTCGTTCAGCACCTCGAGTGCCTCGACCTCCTCGACGACCTTCGGTGCCGGAACCCAGTCGTAGGCGTCGATGTACTCGACGCCGTGGCCGTACTTGATCCGAGCGTCGCGGGCGTTCTGCAGCGCGAACCTGTCGCGGCGGTTCTTGAACCCGGGGAGCTCGATGATCGTGGTCGCGTGATTGACCTGCTTCGGGATGGTCGCCATGCGAGCGAAGCGCTTGCCGGTGTCCAGACGGTAGGCGTTGGCCTCCCGGATGGATCCTGCCAGTAGTACGGTGCTCACTGCGACCTCCTGCGGTCTCTGCGGCGGGCTCTGCCCCACCGTCGACCCCAGGGTATCAAAAGGCGAGGGACCGAGGATCTGATCCGGCTTTCTTCTGCGGTTCGAGTGGGCTCTCATGCCTGCGGCGGCGTGACCTCGCGCTCGACCATCGCGCACTTGCGCTGGTAAGTCCGGTGTGTCCTCGGTCCCTCTTCGCGATGGTGAAACCCTATCAGCTCCGGGCGAATTCGCCTAGATGCCGAACCATCAGATCCTTGCTCGTGACGATGCTCTCCGCGCGCGAGTCCGCGATGTGGAGGTGGCCACGGTCGGTCTCGGTCCGGATGAGCCGCCCGGCGCCCTGGACGATGCGGGTCAGCATCAGGTCCTTGTAGCGGGGGTAGAAGCGCTTCATCAGGGCCTCGGTGACCGGGTCCTTGCCGGGGTACGGCAGCTTCCAGAGGCTGACCAGCTCCAGGGCGTCGCCCGGTACGTCGAACCCGGTCGCGAAGCTCTCCGAGCCGAACAGGACCGCGCTGCCGTCCTCCTTGAAGATCGCGGCGAGCTCGTCGTTCGTCTTCGGGTTAATCTGGTCGTTCTGGAGCAGGACCGTCCGGCCGTTGAGCATCATCTCGCCCGCGATGGCGTCGTAGACCCGCTTCATGTCGGCGAACGCGCTGAACAGGAGCAGGCAGCCGCCCTTGGTGTTGTTGATGTGCTCCTTCAGCTCGTTTACACGCTTCTCGAAGTTGGCCTTGGACCCGGCGTACTTGAACGAGCCATCGGTCTCCGAGATCGTCAGCGTCGCCTGCTTGGCGTAGTCGAACGGGTGCCCGACGTCAGCCACGGTCGCGTCCGCCACGCCCAGCGCCGACGGCATCGAGCTCGGGATGGTCGCCGAGACGAGCCCGAACGGCCGGGACTGCAGCAGGCCGCGCGCCGACGCGCTGATGTCGATCCAGTCCATCTTGAGCGCCCAGCCGTCCGACCAGATGATGACGTTGTCCGACTCGTCGGTGATCCGGAAGTAGATCTTCTCCAGGGCCTCCTGGACCTCCTGCGCGCGCTCCGGGATCGTGCCGTTGTCGCGCTTGTCCGGGCCGCGCTCGAGCAGGACCTTCACCTGGGCCGCGATGCCGGCGCCGATCTTGTCCGCCCGGCCGTCGCGGTGCCGCTCGAGCATCTTGGACATGAGGTGCCCAGCCTCGCCGTAGTGCGTCCGGAGCTCCTTCTCCCGGACCGACCGACCGGCGTAGTCCTTCAGTTTGGCCTCGAGCTGGTGGGCCTCGTCTACGAAGACGGCGCCGTACAGCGAGAAGATCGGGTCGGGCAGCGTCCGGTCGTTGATCACCCAGAAGTCGGTGTTCGTGACGACGATGTTGGCCCGCGCCGCGTGGTACTTCGCCTCCTGGTAGCCGCACCGGTACTGCGGAGTGAATTCCTCCTCGCTCAGGGTCTGCCAGTGGACGTCCGGGTCGTCCTCCAGGCCCATCCAGCCCTTGATCGAGCAGTCGACGTCGCGGCCCATGCAGCCCGGCGACTCCTCCGACGGCCCAACCAGGTCGGCGGACAGGTCGCACTCGTACCACCGGCGGCCGCGCAGTTCGGCGATCTTCAGGCCGAAGCACTCGGCAGCGGCCGGGGCGTCCTTGGCCATGTACTGGTCCATCAGGATGCGAGTCGGGGTCACCACCAAGCTCTGTACTCCGGTAGTGTGGAAGGCCCTGGCTGCTGCCGCCAGGACTGCAATGGACTTGCCGGTGCCGGTGCCCGCCTGGGCTATGACGCCGGTCGTGGACACGCCAGAGAGGAGATCGAAGAGCTTCTCCTGCTGCGGCCGCGCCTTGTATCCGATGTGGTCGAGAAGCTGGTGCAGTTCGTTGGTCATGGAGAACAGTAAAGCGCAAATTTTGTCGAACTGCAACCGGCTAGACATCCGGATAGACAACTGATTATAGTTCTCCCCATGACACCAACCAAGACCGTAGACCTGGGGCACCTCCTCGGACTGGCGGAGATCGCAGCCGAGTACGGTATCTCATACAGCACCGCACTCTCCTGGACGCGCGGCCGGGGCTTCCCTCAGCCGGTCAAGACGTTCGCGATGGGCTCCTGCTGGCTGAAATCAGACATCGACGAGTGGCGCAAGGCGCCGAACCGTAGGAGGTTCAAGTGACCGACAAGTCGTTCATGGAGGAGCGGGGTCTCCCTGTCGCTCCGAAGGTCGAGCACCAGGGCCCGAAGTGGGCCGCCGCTCTCGTCCGCAAGGGTGTCCACGTCTTCCCGATCTCCCGGGGGTCCAAGATCCCGACGGCTGAGACTCGCGGCGTGCTCGATGCTGTCGCCGACGCCTCGGAGATCACCAGCAACTACGGCGTCGCGATGGGTGCGTCCGGCCTGGTCGGCATCGACCTCGACGACTACGTGCCCAACCACCAGGTCGACGCGTTCCTCGCGGAGTACGACCTCCCGGCCACCTTCACGGTGCTGACCGGGTCCGGCGGTCGCTCGCTGTGGTTCAGTGCGCCGGAGGGTGACGAGATCCGGAACAAGCAGAACTTCGGCGGCTTCGTCGGCGTCGACATCCGTGGTGTCGGCGGTTACGCGCTCGGTCCGGGCAATAAGCTGCACCCGAGCAACGTCAAGCCGGGCGCTCCTGGCGACGGCGACTACTCGTACGACCGTTCGTCACCGGCCGAGTTCACTCCGCTGCCCGCCAAGCTGGCCGAGGCGCTGGTGGAGGCCTCCAAGCCGAAGGAGTACGACGCCGAGACGGTCGAGCGGACCGCCAACGCGGCGGCGTACGAGGCGGCCGACGAGACGACCAAGCGCAAGATCGACCAGTGGCTGGACAAGGCTGTCGGCGGGACCATGGCCGAGCTCGACGCGATGAAGCGCTGGCCGGAGGGCTACCGCGAAGAGTTCCGTGGCGAGCAGGAGGGCTGGGAGGCTGGCGTGCTGCGCCGTACCTACCGGCTCGCGCAGATCGTCAACGCCGACTGGAACCCGCTCGGCAAGGATGACGTCGTCGGCCTGCTGCGGCAGAACCTCCCGAACGACAGCTCGTTCACGCTGGCCGACGGCCTAGGCAAGTTCGTCCGAGCGCTCAGCTCGGCATCCCCGGCGCACTATCCGATCGAAGACGAGGTCGACCTGTTCGACGGCGTCGAGGACCGGAGCCCGTCCCCAAAAGCCGACGGCGGTACCGCTGACGAGGAGGAGGTGACCTCGGAGGCCAAGCTCGTCGGTGGCGTCCAGGGCCACATCGTCTTCGACGTCAAGGGGTGCCGCCGGATCCAGGTGGACGAGGACGGCAAGCAGAAGGAGAAGGAGCTGCTCCCGGCCACCACCGCCCAGCGGATCACGAAGTCGTGGCCCATCGGCAAGCAGCCGCTGTCGACCGGGCAGAACTGGTGGATCTACAAGGAGGGCGCCTGGATCCTGAACGACTCGATCGTTCGGCTCTCGATGGCGGCCTCGTTCCTCGACAACTACAAGCGGGCCGACGTGGTCCAGGTGGAGGACGTGATGTCGACGATGGTCGACGAGATCCGGGTCGAGCCGCACCCGAGCTACATCAACTTCCGCAACGGGATGCTCAACTGGCGGACGGGCGAGCTCGCCGAGCATGGTCCGGAGTACAAGTCGACCGTGCAGCTCCCGCACAACTGGAACTCCGAGGCTACCTGCCCGAAGTTCGACGAGTGGCTGGACCAGCGGCTCAGCGGTGACGGCATCCAGCTCGCCTGGGAGCTCATCGCCACCACGCTGTACTCCGGCAACCCGATCCAGCGCGCCGGCCTGCTGTACGGCGTCGGCAAGTCCGGCAAGTCGACGTTCCTCGAGACGGTTCAGGGGCTCGTCGGCGACGGCAACTGCGCCGCGCTCTCCCCGCAGGACATGACGAAGACGGTCTTCGCCACGCACTCCCTGCTCGGCAAGCAGGCGAACATCGTGACGGACATCGACCCCACCAAGATCGCCGAGACGGCCATCTTCAAGCGGGTCGTCGCCAGCGAGGCGATCCAGGCGCAGCAGAAGAACAAGCCGGAGTTCAGCTTCCGGCCGTTCTGCAACCACCTCTTCTCGGCCAACCAGATCCCGCGCTCGAGCGACCGTACATCGGCCTGGACGCGCCGCTTCGCCATCCTGCGGTTCATGGAGGCGCTGGGCGTCGAGACGAAGATCGTGGACCAGTACCACAAGGTCCTGCTGCAGGAGGCCGAGGGCATCATCGCCAAGGCCGTCTCGTTCCTGGCCGATCTGCTCGCGCGCGGCGACTACTCGATCATCGAGGCCGATCAGGACGAGTTCGAGAAGGCGACCGACTTCACCAGCGAGTTCTGGGAGGAGGCAGCGACCGTCACCGGCGACATGAAGGACTTCACCGCGACGGAGCACATCGCCAAGGCCTTCGAAATCTGGTGCCAGCGGAACGGCTACAGCTCTCGGCCGCCGGTCGACGACATCGTGCTCAAGCTGCGCGACAACGTCAAGGTGAAGAAGGACCGTGGCCGCGTCGGCGGTCGGCAGGTCCGGGGATGGAAGGGCATCGTGCTCTCTCCGGAGTACCGGGTCGACGTCACCGAGGACCAGAAGTGGGACATCGAGCTGTGACGGCTGGCCATCGGCGGTGTCACAACCGGGCATAGCTGTCCGTAGCTGTCACACACACCCCCCGTAACCATTAACTCTAGGTTACGGGGGGTGACTCTTTGTGGAGGCAAGTGTGACACCCCCTCCCTTGATGTGACACCCCTGTGACACCCCCCCTGTCACACCTAAAACCCCAGGTCAGAGGCCCTTTTTACCCCCTTGTGACACCTGTGACACCCTTTTCTACTTAATACATGAGAGATCTAGATTCCCTGTCTCCCCTGGCTCTCCAGATTTCATACTGAGCGACTTGTTGAGGGGGCGTCACATGTCACAGGTGTCACGGCCGGGCCGGCGAGGCGCTCGAGAGTGACCGATCGTGCACGTAGAGCTATATAAGTCTCGCATTAAAAACCCGGGAGGAATTTCTGGTGCTATGCCGATCGGTGGGCGCCCGCGCGAGGGTAGGGGGTCCCCCCCCGGGTGTCAAGGGGGCGTGAATGGCACAGTAGTGCCAGGTTAGTTAGCCGGCTAGCAAGGCACTGTTGTGCCAGCTGTAGTCAAGGCTCACTCAGCGTAGTAACCGCAGATCAGGGCAGGGGTGAGAGGAGCTGAGAGGCTGCCTTACTCATGAGTATGAGATGATCTGTCTCATCTAGTGAGATGGGGTTGCATGGTGTGGGGGTGAGGAGTAATGTTCTGGGTGTTGGGAAGGGCCGCAGGGCAGGGTGCCAGGCGGAGGGGTTGACAGTCAGGCAGGGTGCCTGTAAGGTCAAGCCCAGTTGATAACTCCAGAGTGGACCTACCGTAGGGCAGGGGTGCTACACAGGGCCCGCCTACACAGGGGTAGGGGTTGTGCACATGACCAGCAAGGGCCTTAGGGAGCTCCTCTACTGCGACCGCACACAAGACCCCGGATCCCCTGAAAATCGGGACTTGACAAGCTACCCGCCACACGGTAATGTTCCACTCAACAGCAAGCGACACAAACACAACAGCACAGGCTAGCAAGGCAAGGGGTCACGCATACCTACCAGGTGCGTACCAAGGGCAGGTCAGGGTCCGACTTCCACCGCGCTTCACAGTCACACTCGCTTAGGCCGGAGAGCCCGGTTGCAAGGTGTGATGCAAGTGGCCGCCGCAATAAGACCATAGAGAGAGCTCGGACGGTATCCGGGGTGGAGTGAGCGACTAGCCGCCACCGGAAGCACGTCACAGAACCGTACAGCCCGACTGCCGCATAGCGGAACGGGTGCCTGAGTCGACAGGTGTGGTACGGCAACGCCCCGAACGGGGGACGCTGTGACAGGGAGAGTAACCGAGCCGCGAGGAGTTGCTACCTCGTAAATGAGACGAGGGCCGACACGACACTACAGTTGCGTCTTGCCGGCCCCCCGTCACGAGATCCACCGCGAGAGACGCGGTGTGTCTGATGATGGGAGTCACTACCATGCTGCACAACTTGACGAACCCCGCGAACCCCGCGTGGAACTGCTGCCGCGAAAACCCCGGCGCTGTCGTGACCTACGCCGACGGATCCGCCATGGTTGTCTGCAAGCGCGACAGCATCGTTCACTTCACGCCGGAGAACCGCCACCCGCTCCCCGAGGGCTGGAAGCTCGAAACGAACTCCGACCTGTGGAAGCGCGTCGTCGAGGACGTCCGTAGGGCACACTTCGACACCGCGACATCCGAAGAGATGGCCGTGGCCGGAGGATCGAACTACCGTCGCAGTCAGGACGCGTTCATCGCCGCCATCCGCATGGCCTACCCGGAGTACGACGCGGACCAGATCTACGGGCTGTGGCTGGACAACAATGAGGCCATCGCCTATCAGGTGCAGTTCATCGACGAGCACCCCGAGGACGCCGCGAAGTTCCGGAGCTACTGATGGGCCGCGTGCTCGCCGTACTGGCCAGTCTCGCCGCCATCGCCATCGGATCTTGGTACGCCGGAGGATCCGAGCTCTACGCAGTACTCAGCAACCGCTGAGCCACCCTGATCCCGTCAGGTCTGGTCTGCAAGCCGCGCCGACTACGGTGTGCCTGCCTGGCCCTGACGGTTCCAAGGATGCTCAACCGGAGCACCGACACGAGAGGTTTGGAACCATGACCCCGAAGGAATTCCGCAAGGCGTACGACGTCAAGGTCAAGGGCAAGTTCCACGACAACACCAAAGACGCCGACGGCTGGGAGCACACCGCGTACAAGGTCAAGGTCACGCACGGCGACCGCGTGGTCAAGTTCAAGTTCCGGATGGGACTGGCACACACGGACTTCGACAAGGACGGCGCGCTCTACGCCCTGGCCAGTGACGCGTCAGCCGGGCAACACGGCTTCGTGGACTACTGCGAGGAGTACGGCTATGACCAGGATTCGATCAAGGCTCACAAGACCTGGCGAGCCTGCCGCCGGATGCGCGAGCAAGCCGACGCGCTCTGCACCTCCGAGGACATGTGGCAGGATCTCCAGGGCCTGGAGTACTGACGTGATCTGGTACCACGGCCGCTACTGGCGATACGACGGATGGGCCGTCCGTCACCCTGATTCGATCAACATCGGATCACGCAAGATGCAGCGATCCGGCCGCTACCCCGGCTACGTCCAACTGACGGACGAGAGTACGGGAGAGCGTCGCCGGATCCGCTCCGACCACGTGATGGTCAACGCAGAACCGGTTTGAACGGGAGGTGCCACGTCCAGCACGTGGCACCGACGAGCAACCCGGCTCATGATGAGAGGACTCGCCATGCTGCGAGAGATTGACACCGAGAACCTGCCCACCCGCGCCGCCATGCGGCCGCGCCACGGCCGCCGCGTCGAGGTCCGTGAGGGTCGCCGGCAGGACAGGTCCGCCTACGCTCGCCGGACTAACTGATGAACGAGTACGACATCGTCGACGCGGTACGCCGCTGGTCGTACGATCCGGTACTCGGTCCGGCCACCCGGACTCTCCATCACCTCATGCGAGCCGTCAACAGCAACTCCGACGGCTGGCCGTACTGGCAGGCACCGCGCCGTGCAAGCAAGATGCTGCAGGCGCTGGTGACTGAGCCACCGAAGGACCGCGAGGCGCAGAAACTTGCCTACAAGCGAGCTCTCACACCGCTCAAGCGGTTCCGCACCGCAAAGGGCATCCACTTCGAGATCGAGGACGTACGATGACCACTTGGATCAACGCTGGAGCGCACGCTCCCGACGGATCGAGCTTCAAGAGCAAGGCCGCACTCAAGCGAGCTCTCAAGGCTGGTGAGCGCGTCACGCTCTACACGACCGGGAACTTCCCGAACGCTGAGGAGACCGTGCGAGCTCACGATCTCGGCAACCGCCCGAACAAGGCGAGCGAGGCCTGGAGTGTGGTCGGTCCCGACCCCTTCACCGACCGGAAGTGGTACGCCACGGTCACGGTCAACCACCTGGGCAATCTGGTGGTGAAGTGATGCCGACCATCATCGATCTGAGTCCGGCCAGCCGCTACGAGGTCGAGACGTACAACATCCGCTACCGGTCCAAGTTCGTGCACCGCATCCGCAAGGCGCGACACAACCGCAACGCGCAGTTCCTGATCACGGTCTGGGACAACCGGAAGCGTTTGAACACCTGCCCCGAGGGCAAGTGGACCGACTTCGGTCGGTACGGCGGCCCGGGCAAGTACCTGGGTCCGGACAACATCGGGACCGACGCCGAGATCAGCGTCACCACGGCCGCCCAGGCCGTCATCATCGCCTCCACACCGGTCGCCAGGCAGGCTGAGGGCGAGACTCTGGAGGTCGGACAGCTCGTGCTACTCCGCGAGCCGTCAGGCGAACTCCTGGGCCCGTACACGATCGCCGAGAAGTCTCTCCACGATCCGCACTTGGAACCCGCGCCGCTCTGAGCAACCCAGCCGCGCACACCTCGCCGCCCCGAGGTGTGCGTCCTAGGCCGCTCAGCCTATTGACACAAACACACTACCGATGAGAGGATCGGGTCATGAGCAACCGACCATTGACACGCAACATCACCGCCACGTTCCGCGAGGCGACCGACGGCGACCGGGCAATCGGTCACGGATGGTACGCCAGGGCGCGTGACCTCGCCGAGAAGCTTGCCACGCAGTACACGGCTGGCAACGGCTACTACTCCGAGGCTGAGATTCAGGCGGCCGCTGGCGTCATCGCCGCGCTGTCTCCTCGCCTCGCGTGGCGGAAGAATGTGGAGTACGCCGAGCTGGCGTACATGGTCCACGCAGACGTCGTCAAGCATCCGCTGATGGGCAACACGGGCGATATCGCCGAGGCCTACTTCACGGGCATGATCCCGACGCTGAACGCTAACGCTCGCAAGGCGTGGCGCATCCTGAACGGTGAGTCTCCCGAGGATGTGCTCGGCGGTCCGAAGGTGCGAGCGTTCTACTTCACGATCGTCAACCCGACCGATCCTCGCGCTGTGGTGGTCGACCGTCATGCGATCGACATAACCTTCGGGCAGGTCCTGAACGACCAGTCTCGCGGACTCGCGCTGGGCCGCAAGGGAGCGTACGACACCGTGGCGGAGCTCTATCGCCGCGCCGCCCGGATCATCTCCGCCGAGCTCGGCGAGGTCTGGACTCCGGCACAGGTCCAAGCGACCACCTGGACATACTGGCGACGCGAGCGCGCCGCCGCGTACCACGGCGAGGCGTGATGGATGGCGTAGGCGACTACCGCAAGGGCGAGGTCATCGCCCAGAACGACGACGGTTCGGTTGAGATCGAGTGGAGCGACGGCACGACATCCACCCTCCGTCGCAAGACCCGCACGATCCACGTCGAGCGCGGTCCGAAGTGTGGCAACCCGCAGTGTCCGTGCAACCTCATGGGAGATTGACCGATGAAGATTGACCACCTCGGCGACGCGCTGCGCTTCGCCACCTACAGCTCACGCATGATCGACGACCCCGCCGGCATCGCGGAAGAGCTCCGTCTCGCGTCCATCGAGACCGGGATCGAGTTCGACACGATCGTCGGACGCGGCAGCTCCGGCATGCTGATCGTGCCGCTGGTCGCCCAGATCCTGGGCAAGAAATGGTTCATCGTCCGCAAGGACGAGGAGGTCCAGAGCTCGCACGACTCCTCGTGCAAGTGGATGGGCGATCTCGGGAACCGGTGGATCTTCCTGGACGACTTCTGCTCGTCCGGCCAGACGTTCCGCAAGGTGCGCGACGGCGTCAAGGCAGCCGTCAAGGAAGCGACCGCGAGCTACCAAAGCTTCGGCTACCCGCCCGACGGCTCGAAGGGCCGCATGGACTGGTACACCTACACCCGTCCGGCATTCGAGACCGAGCTCGTCGGCTACTACCAGTACGAGTCCCGCGACGAGGAGTGCCGCAAGCTGGTCCCGTGGAACAACGACGCCCGGCCCGGGTACAACGACATGTACTGGAACGACACGCCCTGGGCGATCGAGGAGCGCGCCGAGAAGGAGCGCATGCAGGCGGCGTACTACGCCAGCACGACGACCGACGCGTCCGGTGCGGTGATCGAGCCGAAGACTGACGTCGAGGAGATCGAGGACCTGCTCAAGCCTGTGCAGGGCTACTCGTCCGTGATCGGCAACTGCGGCCCGGACTGCATCGTCTGCGGCGAGGTGATGCCCCGCGAGACCGACGACATCACGATCACGAGTTGGGGCTCGACCAAGCCGATCACCAGCCGTTACGCTCTGCAGATGGCGGCATACACAAATCCAACCAGCAACATGATTGTGAGGGGCATCTGATGGGCATCTACCTGAACTGGCTCACCGTGAGTGACGTCAAGGTCTCGGTGGCCGAGCGTGGCGAGGAGATGGGCGACGGCAACTCCGTCACCTCTCCGGCGGCGCTCGTGCTCGACGAGGGCGACGAGCCGATCCTGATCGAGGGCAAGCGGAGCTCGTTGGCCGCCATGCTCAAGCCCGCCGCCCGAGCCCTGGAGCCGCACCGCCACGCCGAGCTCACGCGGCTGACGCAGAAGGCTCGGAGCATCGCCGACCCCGACGCCGCCAACCCCGAGGTCAACGCGCTGGTCGAGGCGCTCGACGTCGCCCTGACGATCCTGGGACGGGAGGACCTGCGATGAGCTCCGTTTACACACTGACCCTGGTCTCCGACGGCGAGTCGGACGCCCGGGTCTTCAAGACCGAGGAGGGGCGCGACGCCGCCCTGGAGAAGGAGGTCATCGCCCGCTACTGCAGCGCGCAGGAGGTCGGCACCACCGACCTGTGGAAGCTGAACGACGCGCTGGACAACCCGTGCGAGTTCATCAGCGACCAGACGCACGGCGAGACCGACGTCTACCTCGACGAAGTTCACCTGGAGGACTGATGACCACCGCAGGATACCCGCACGCCGACACCGGCAAGCCGCGCAAGCTCAACAGCTTCGAGGACATGCTGGAGACCTGGAACGGCGACGTCATCGAGGTCACGCTGACCACAGGCAAGGCGTACGCCGGACAGCTACAGATGAGCCACGACGGCGTCACCGCCTGGATCACGGGCAAGTGGAAGACGATGCCGACGGCCAGCGAGCCGAAGCTCTACAACATGGAAGACGAGGTCGGCGTGCGCGTCGACCACATCATCGCGATCGAGTACATCAAGGAGGTCGAGTGAACACACCCACCCCGCCGCCGGACCCGAAGCCGCTCCGGCAGATTCACACCCGCGACGAGTTCGTGGAGCTCTCCAAGGAGCTCGGCGTCCGCGCCGACTGGCATGAGCCCGACGAGCAGGAGGTCGACGTACGACTGTACGGTCGCAGCTTCGACAACGCGGGGTTCTGGCCCAATGAGCCGCAGCGCAGCTACCCGCTGGAGATGGTCGAGCGGTACGTCGTCTTCCGCAAGGAGGGCAAGCCGGTGGCGGCCGTCAACCTGGCCACCCTGTGCGCCTGGGCGAGCGACCCGGAGCCGCGTGGGACCAAGCGCACGGTGCTGGTCGACGAGCTCTACGAGGAGGTCACCGAGACCGTGACGATCCGAGGCCGCCGATGAGCCTGTTCCTCGCCGGCACCACGATCCTCGGGATCGTGGTGGTGCTGATCGTGCACAAACTGAAGACGAACGACCCCTACGGACTCAAGGAGTCCCGCCGCGCCGCCGCCGAGGCAGCGCGCCCGAACTAACCCCGACAGGTTGGGTCTTGCACACATGCGTCACGGGGCGTATTGTGTGCAGGGCCGAGTCAGTCACAAACTACGAAAGGACTTGACCATGACCGAGTACGAGCTGAGCCACGAGGACATCATCGAGCTCCTGACTTACGCCCGCTACGTCGCCGACCTGGAGGGCAAGCGACTCCTGCTGGATGCGTTCTGCTGCCAGGGCGCGATGACCTCGGGCTACCAGGACGCGGGCTTCTATGTCCTCGGGGTCGACATCGACTACAAGGCGTTGAAACGCTACGTCGGCGACTACATCGTCCAGCACGACGCCGTCGAGTTCATCCGGTCGTACGGCCACTGGTTCGACGCGATCAGCGCGAGCCCGCCGTGCCAGGACTACTCGCTCACGCAGCGCATCGTCAGCAACGACTTCCCGCGCCTGATCGGGCCGACCCGCGACGCGCTGAAGCTGGCCGGGGTGCCGTACATCATTGAGAACGTCGAGGGCGCCCGTGCGGAGATGTTCAACACGGTCACGCTGTGCGGCGCCGATTTCGGCCTGCATACCTACCGTCATCGCCTCTTCGAGTTCGGCAACTGGTCGGGCATCGAGCGGATGGAACACCGCGATCACGAGCGCCGCACGGTCAAGATGGGCCGAGCGCTCAAGGAGGGCGACTTCTACCACGCGGTCGGCAACTTCCAGCAGGTCGACTACGTCCGGCGGGACCTGAACCTGCCCTGGATGAACCGCGACGGCCTGCGGGAGTGCGCGCCGCGACAGTACGCCCAGTACATCGGCGTCTACCTCCAGCAGGAGCTCGACGGCATCGAGGACGGCTGGATGGGCACGCTGGAGCGGAACGGTGTGACGTGCTGACCACCGCCAAGCCCTGGGCGATCAAGCCCGGCGAGACCATCGTCTACAAGGGGTCGCACTACACCGTCGACTTCATCGCGCCTGGTCGTCCGGCACTCGGGTGGACCACACTGCACACCGACGACCGAACCGGACTCCGCACGATCCTGATGATCGAAAGCGACGAGGACGTCAACGTCGTGCGGGTCAAGGACTTCCGACCACAGATCGAACGAGCCCGACGGCTCGACAACCGAAGGAGGAACCGTGGCTGAGAGCTGGCTGCAGAAGCGCGCCCGCCTGAAGCGTGAGAAGGACAAGGCCAAAGCCAAGGCGAAGGCGGCCAAGGACCTCAAGGACATCGCGGCCGCCCAGAAGGCGGTCAACGAGAAGCGGGCCAAGGATGAGCTCGCCAAGCAGCGGGCCAAGCGCGAACAGCGCCGCCGGAACCAGGGCAAGTGATGGACTGGCTGATCCTGCCGGTCCGGGACCACATCGGACGACGCTACCTCGAGGCCGGTACGGCGTGCATGGACATGCGCTCCGGCAAGCGCGAGGGAGCCTGGCGTGAGACCACTCTGGTCTGCACGCGACACAAGAACCACGGCGGCCGCCACGCCGCTGGCGACGGCGAGCTGATCCTCGCGACCTGGAGGTAACACATGAGCCTGAACGACATCACCTACAAGTGCAGCCACCTCACCGAGACCGGCAACAAGCTGAGCTACCGGCCCAGCGACGGCCGGGTCGCCGTGACCGACCAGTCGGGCAACGGCCGCTACGTCATCTTGTCCGAGCGGGACCGCCGCGAGCTGGCGCTGACCTGGCTGGGCGAGACGCACGACCTGCGGTTCTACCCCGGTCCGAACGGTACGCGCCGCATCGACGCCGTACTCAAACAGAAGCCGCTGCCGGAGGTCAAGGTCGGCCAGTACTACCGGATCCCCGGCGAGCCGAGCATGGCCGAACCGTGGCGCAACAGCCCGATCGCCAAGGTCGTCACAGCCAACTCCCAGGCCTACATCGAGCTGGAGACCGTCGGCGGCGACCGTACCGGCTGGAGTAACATCCGGGCGCTCGGTGACCCGTTGACCGTCCAGGTCCAGACCGAGTGGGTCGTGGAGTTCTGATGGGCAGCTACCACATCGAGCTCCCGGCGCCGGTCATCGACATCGAGGTCAAGTACCAGCCCGGCCCGGAGCGCAACGAGGGCAACACCTGGCTCGCGACCGTCGAGGTCGGCGGCGTGGTGGTCATGGAGCGCACGTACGACGCCGACTGGCACTCGTTCACGCAGCGACCGAAGGACTTCGCCGAGGACCCGGACGAGGCCCGGCAGATGATCGCGAAGGACTTCGGCCTGGCGATCAAGAAGCTGCTGGAGGGCTGATGGAGGGGGAGCTCGTCTTCTACGACCGGGCGGCCCTGGCGGCCTGGCGACCACGCAGCCGGACGATCTGGCGCGACGTGGCGGATACGAGCTCCACCCTCGGCCAGCTCTACGCCGAATGGAACGCCGGCATCCGCCGATCAATCGAGGCATACGACGTGTCGCTCGTGAACCGAGCGCGCTACGAGAAAGCGAGGGGCATATGGAACCCGCCAAGCGAGGACGACCCCGCAGCAAGGACATCGCAACCAGCGTCCAGCACTGCGAGCATCACGATCGAGACTGTGAGCATCGTCAGTGGCGTCGAGGTCTTGACGGTAACGGTCAACCCCGCCTAGTGTGGCTTTGTGCCGAACGGCAGAACGAAGTCAACAAGGCCGCCTACGCGGCGCGGAACGGAGGCTGAATGGCTGACCGATACGTCAAGGTGACCGGGTACCTGCGGGTCCACGAGAGCCAGAAGCTGGAGCGGGTCGCCGACCTGATCCGGCGCGAGATCTTCCTCGAGGACATCACCGTGACCGAGGCACCGGACGTCGAGCCGACCAAGCACGGGCTGCGGCGGGTGGGCAAGTGAAGCCGTCCGGCCAGCCACGCCTGGGCCCGGCGACGATCGGCGGCGTTAGTGGCGGGATGCTCCTCACTGGCGCGGTCGTGATCTTCACCATCGCGATCTTCCCGCCGCTGGGCGTGTTCGTCGGCATCATCGTGGCGTTGGTCCTGCTGACGAAGTGGCTGAACCGCAGCCAGCGAGTCCGCTCCGAGCGGTCTCACCGAGCGAAGATGGACGACTGGTACCGACAGCAGGCCGCCAACCAGCGGACCTTCGTGAACCCGGGATGGAGGCTCTGACGTGCCGATTGACTTTGCCGCGATCGTCCCCTGGCGTGCCGCCGAACCGGACGAGACTCCGGGAGGCGCTAAGGCCGTCGCGAACGCGGCACGGAAGGCGGGCTTCGCGGTGCGGGCCTACTACTCACGCGGACCGTGGGTGAGTGGCAAGGATGACGACGAGGATGCGCCCGCCGAGGATGACGTCCAGATCTGCGAGATGATCGCCGTCACCGGCCGACTGCACGAGCGGCGCTTCCGGGCGACCTGGCACCGCAAGCTGTGGACCAAGGATGGCGCCGACGGGAAGTACAAGTTCGCCGGCGCGCAGCTCTGGCCAGCCGTCGAGGGCGAGGTCGTCGCAACCAAGGCGAAGAAGGACCGGCACCCGGAGCACCTGGGCGCCAAGACCGTGGGCGGGCTGAAGAACAGCGCCACCCTCAACAGCTACATCAAGGAGGCCTGAGTGAACAGCAACATCGCAGCCGCAGGGATCATCGTCGGCGCGCTTGGCGTCATCGCCGTGCCGGTTGGCCTGATGGCCACGAACTACTACGACGACACGACCAAGACCTGCACCGTCACCGACAAGAACCGGAACGTGTCGCACGACCGGGACGGCAAGCGGGAGGTGCAGATGCTCGTTTACACGCAGGAGTGTGGCACCTTCGAGGTTGGCGACTCACTGATCAAGGGCAAGTTCCGCTCGGCCGACACCTTCGGCGCGCTGCAGAACGGCCACCGGTATGAGATCACGTACCACGGCTGGCGGAACGGCTTCCTGAGCATGTTCCCGACCATCACCGAGGTCAAGGAGGCCTGATGTCCGACAAGCCGTACGTCCCGTACAACCCCGACGTCGCCGAGCACATCGCCAACGGCAACTGGAACCTGACACGAGCGCAGGCCTGGGGCGTGATGCCGAACGACAAGCAGTACTACGCCGCCCTGGCCGCTGCTGAGTTCGCCGCCGCGACCGCCAAGGCTACCGCCGCCGCCGTGTTCGATACCGACGTCAACGCGGCCGTCGAGGACGTGATGCGCGAGCGTGCCGAGCGCCAGCGCGCCGCCCGAGAGAGGATGGGCAAGTGACCGACAATAGCGCCAACCTCGAGGCGGCCACCAAGGCTGCGTACCCCGAGCTCTGGCCGGACAACTGGAACGAGCTGGCTCCGCAGAACAAGGCGTCGCTCGCCTACCACCGCCAGGCTGCCATGGATCGCGCCAGGCTCGCCATCGAGGCCTACGCCGAGCGGTCCGCCGACAACTCGGGGCTGACGGCTCAGGAGGTCACGCTGGGCCTGCCGGAGGACGCGGCGATGATCCAGCAGGTCCTGGCCACCATCACCTACATCGACAACGAGGGCTCCACGGCGTACGTCGTACGGACGATGGGCGAGGGCCTTCGGACAACCTGGCTCGGCATGAACGTGCTGACCCAGGACTACCTCCTCAAGATGCAGGGGGTTACCGGCTGGAGCGAGTCGTGACCGACTCCGACAAGGAGCGGAAGCGGATCGCCCGGATGAACGCCGCGATCGAGCGGCAGCGTCGCAAGAATCAGAGCCGGGCAGCGATCGACAAGCGCAAGGCCAAAGAGGCCTGGTGGAAACGACAAGCGAACGGAGATAGCTGATGGGCTTCTGGGAAACGCCGATGCACAAGAACGCCAAGTGGAACGCCGACGTGAAGAGCAACCACCGCCACGACGCGGCCGACTTCATCACCGGGCGCGGCTCGAAGTGGAACGGCGACAAGCGGCACCAGAACGTCGACCGCCGCATCGAGGCCCGGCAGGACAAGCGGGCCATGCGCAAGGCTGCCGCCAAGGCTGAGGGGTCGAGCCTGTGTGCGGCGATCCTGCTGGCCAGCGCGATCGGGGCGGCCGGTCTCGCGTCGAACATCGCGAAGGCGAAGGGCTGGGCCTGACCGTGGCTGACGACTTCGTCAAGCGCGGCAAGTGGGCCGGGTCCTGGAAGAAATGCGCGAAGATGACCGCCGGTGAGCAGTGCACCAACAAGCAGCACCGGCGGCACCAGAAGCACTGGACCGGAACGTGGTACTACCCCGTCGGCGGCCAGGATGGCTACGGTGAGTACGTGATGAGGTCGAAGAAGCGGCAGGCTGAGCTGAAGAAGGAGTTCCAGACCGGCAAGCGCAAGAAGAAGTGGTGGCAGTAGTCCACATGGCGGACGCCGGTGTCGGGGATTGACATCGGCGTCACCGTCAGCGACACTTGGTGCCATGACCAGCTTCCCTGAAACCCCGTGCATGCAGAACAGCACCATCAGCCTCGAGCGGCACCAGGCGTGGGTAGCTCACTGCGAGATGAAGGCCATCGCCGTCGAGGATTCGGCCGCCGACGAGTACGACAAGACCTTCGCTCGCGAGGCCGCCAAGGCCGCCCGGCTGGAGCACCACCCCGACCACTGGTTCATCGACCCGGGGTCCGGCCGGGAGACCGAGGATGGACGCCTGCGCCGGCGTGCGATCCAGGCCTGCTGGGCCGACTGCCCGATGAAGGCCAGGCTCCTCTGCCTGGACCGAGGCCTGCAGGAAGGTCCGACGCTGCAGTACGGCGTCTACGGTGGATACACGGAGAAGCAGCGTCAGGCGATCGTCGAAGACATCAAGGAGCACGAAAAGAGAGACTCCCGCTCAACCTCGTGACCAGCGAGGGAGCGGGAGTCAGGAAGCCCAGGAGCGAGAGAGGACGCTCCACTTGGCCAAGACCGAGACTACCACACTTGGAGGTATGCTATGCCCCGTCGTAACCGACGCCCGAACGAGCGTCCGCAGTCCCGCAGGAATATCTGGTTTGACGCGCCGCCCGAGGTCCCCGCTCTCACGAGCTCTGGCCTGTCCGGGAAGCCGCGACCGGCCCTGCTGCCGATGGTCAAGTCGGAAGGTCACTGCCCGCTGGGGAAGATCCGGTACGGCAACCCCGAGGATGCAGCCGAGGCGCTCCGTCGCGCACTCATCAACCGGGAGATCCTCCAGTCTCCCGTAGTCGAGGAGCGGTGGTATCCGCAGCCGGGCGATGCGCCCTGCACGTGTCAAGGCTACCACCTGACCTCGTCGCCGAGGCGGGCTCGATGAGCCGCCTGCAGAGCGACCTGGCGCAGGCCGTGAAGGTCGCCCAGGCGCGCGGCCGCCAGTGCACCGTTTGCACGGCGCTGGCCCATTTGAACCGCGAGGATCAGGTATCGTTGCGGACAGCACTCACATCAAATATCGGCGCCAAGCGTCTGAGCATCATTCTGCAGAAGAACGGCGTGGCGGTCGGGGTTCCGTCCATCCGTCTGCATCGACTGGAGGGACACAAGTGACCGGTCTATCGAAGGACCTCGAGGAGGCCTACCAGCGCGGCGACAAGATCCCCGCCGGATGGCAGCCATATTCGGAGCACACGGATCAGATCGGCAAGGCAATCGTGCGCCTTCCGTCGCCGGACGCCTCCAAGCGCGACCTGCTGATCGGCGCCGGGTTCAGCCCGGACGAGTGGCAGATCAAGGGCTCGATCCAGGCCCGGAAGTGGATGTCGTACGACGGCCGCTGGCTGCACTACTTCAAGTTCGACGTGGTCGCCGGCGAGTCGAGCGAGCTGGTCCAGGCGCACATCGACGACCTGACCAAGCACATCCGCAAGCGCCGGACCGCTCCGAAGAGCCGGGTAACCGACGGCGACGCCTTCGCGGTCGTGGCGGCCGACTGGCAGATCGGCAAGGCTGAGGGCGGCCAGGGGACCGACCAGACGGTCGACCGGGTGCTGGAAAGCATCGACATGGCCAAGCAACGTGTCAAGGATCTCCGACGCATCGGCCGCCAGATGCCAACCGGCGCTCTGCTCGGCCTGGGCGACCTGGTGGAGGGTTGTATCGGCTTCTACCCGGCCCAGCAGTTCAACATCGACCGGACGCGCCGCGAGCAGAGCCGCATCACCCGCGAGCTCGTCACGCACGCCATCGACGAGCTGCACCCGCTGTTCGACGAGTTCATCGTGGCAACTGTAGCCGGTAACCATGGCGAGAACCGCTCGGACGGAAAGGCTTTCACCAATCCTGGAGACAACGACGACGTCGCTGCCTTCGAGGCCGTCCGTGAGGTCTTCGGCCGGGCGCAGGTCGACGGGCTCGAGTGGCACATCCCTGACGAGGAGCTGTCGATCCAGGTCGAGCTCGGCGGGGTCCACGTCGGCATGACGCACGGTCACATGTTCCGCACCGGCGCGACCGCGCAGAAGAAGGCCGTCGAGTGGTGGAAGAACCAGGAGTTCGGCCTGCAGCCGGTCGCCGGGTCCGACATCCTCCTCTCCGGTCACTTCCACCACTTCAGCGCGGTGACGTACGGCTGCCGCACGGCGATCCAGGCTCCGGCGATGGACCCGGGCAGCCAGTGGTTCCGCTTCGGCTCCGGCGAGGAGACGCCTGCTGGCCTGCTCACGCTGCGCTTCGACCGCAACGAGGCACTCCGGTACGGCGACCTTCAGATCCTGGCGCCGCGCGGGCAATGATGCCGAACGACGACATTCCGGGATGTTGACGTACGACGACATCTCCGGTAGTCTCGTAGACAGAGCGGTGAGGGGCGAAGCGGCTCCCGGGAGTTGGCTAACCCCCATCGCTCGACAGACTGGGAAGGGCGCAAGTCAGCGCGGGGCCGGATCCGAATGGATGCCCCGCCCGTACGAACCGTCGGGAAACCCAGCCGTAGCGGGAAACGCGAGGCTCCCTGCATCCCCAGGGTGGCCGAAGAGATCGATCCGGCGGTAGGACCCCCTGAGGGGAATCCAGGGACCTCGGATCGGTCTCGGCAGCAGGATGGTGCGATGGAATGCACACTGGGCCCATAACCCAGCGTTTGTCGGTTCGAGTCCGACTCCTGCCACTACTGATCAGCCGTAGAAGTCCGGGAAAGCGGAAGCGGTAGCGGCGGGTGGGCACACCCGTACGGCCGAGCTCCGGGTACGGTAGATCACGTGAGCTGCGACATCGCAGCGCCCCATCCGGAGAGTCCGTCGGCGGTAGGGGGTCTATCAGGGTGCACCCACCGGCGGCATGATGAGGTGTAGCTCAAATGGCAGAGCAGGGGATTGTTGATCCTCGGAGTGCAGGTTCGAGTCCTGCCACCTCAGCGATGCGGTGAAGGTCGGTCCGGCGGTGGCGTAGCCGGGTCGTCGATAGAAGCTTCATCAATCGAGGGCGACAGGTGACCCGGCGCCGGGGAGCCTCGCGGGTTCGACTCCCGTCGCCTTCACCGCACTCCAGAACAACCGCCTCTAGCTCAGATGGTAGAGCAGCCGACTCTTAATCGGCGGGTCACAGGTTCGATCCCTGTGGGGCGGACGAGGGGATGGTATGGATCGATCGCTGGTCAAGGCCGCACGCGGACGCCGGCGACACTCGGGTTCGAGTCCCGACATCTCCACTCGGGTAAGCGATTAGGCCGGAGCCCCCGCACAGGGCAATGTGCAACCGGACGAAAGCGAGCCCGTCTGAGGGGTCGCCCCCTGAAGGGAAGATCAGACGCCAGGCGTACTGCGCCTCGTAGTTCATCATCCCGGACCGGGGCGGCCCTGACCTTGGATACACAAAAGAGAGGAGACACCGTGGGGATCTTCGGCGGCGACGACGAGGCGGCCATCAAGAAGCTGCGGCAGAAGCTGGCCAAGGAGAAGGCTGCCAAGGAGAAGAAACAGCGCAAGGAGGCCATGAAGGCCTTCAAGGCTGGCCAGAAGGCTGCGAAGGAGGCCCGGGAGCGCAAGGAGAAGATGCGCCGCCGCAACCAGGGCAAGTAACAGTCTCACATCGTGGACCCCCTCTTCCTTGGAGAGGGGGTCTCGTTGTACTGTTTACACACGTTGACCGACCGAGAGGGGAATCACAGTGACCAAGCACGAGACCCGAGAAGGCTGGCTCCAGGCCGCCGCCGCCCGCATGCGCGAGCTGGTCTTCACCACCGAGGATGTCGACTTCGTCGTACCCGAGTTCCGGGTCTCGGTCGGCTGGCCGAAGGGCAAGCGTTCCACCACCACCGTCATCGGCGAGTGCTTCAACACCGCCAATTTCGAGGACGGGATCCCGCAGATCTACATCAGCCCGATCCTCGAGGACGTGCTCGAGCTCCTGGGATGCCTGGCGCACGAGATGATCCACGCGCTCGACGACTGCCAGAACGGCCACCGAGGCCACTTCGCCTACGTCTTCAAGCGCATCGGGATGACCGGCAAGCGGACCCAGTGCGCCGTCAGCGAGGAACTGGCGCTGGTGATGAAGACCATCGCCGACGAGCTGGGCGAGTACCCCCACAGCAAGATGGGGCGCGGCGCCGGGAAGAAGTCCGGCCCGAAGAAGCAGACCAGCCGGATGCTCCCGATCAAGTGCACCGACGACGACTGCGGGTACAGCCTGCGTACGACGCGCATGTGGATCGACCGTGGCCTGCCGACCTGCTTCTGCGGCTCCGAGATGGCCGAGGTCGTCTGATGCTGCAGTTCATCCTGTCAGGACTGGTGGTGCTGGCTTCCGCTGCAGCCGTGTCCGAGCTGGCCTACCGGGCCGCTCGCAGGGCACAGAAGCGCGAGCGCGCGGCCGCTCCAAAGCTGAACCCGCGCTGGGACACGTCCATCTGCCCGCACTCCCGGCTCGAGGCGGTCATCCCGTCCGGCGAGGAGGAGGTCGTCGCCTACCTGTGCGTCGACCCGGAGTGCTATGCGCAGCTCGAGCTCACAGACCCGGCCGTCCAGGCCCACCTCAAGCAGGAGCGGATCCTGAAGGGCTGGGAGAAGGTGGGCAACAGCCTGGAGCAGGCGCAGAACTTCGCTGCCCGCACGCAAGCCATCGAGGGCGGCCCGTACGTCCAGGTGCAGCTCGACACGGCCAAGTTCGCCAGGGAGACCCGGGAGGCGATGGACAGGGCGACCGAGAAGGCTCGGCGAGCTCGCAGCAAGGCTGAGCACCTGAGGAAGCAGTCCGTTCTCAAGGAGCGTCGCATGAAGGAGAAGTGGTACTGATGGTGCTGTGCCGCGTATCGACGTCCGGACGGGAGTTCATCGCCGAGCTCATCACCAAGAGCGAGCAGGGCGAGGCGTTCGTCAAGCTGGAGGACGGGACGAAGCGCTGGATCCCGGCCGACTGGATCGAGGAGGAAGAGTGAGCGACATCAACTCGTGGTGGGACCTGAATCCCATCCGAACGACACCCGACCGGGACGAGCTGGACTGGCTGGACGACTACGCGCCCGGCGGCGACCTCTGGCCCCGGCAGTACGGTCAGGAGCTGCAGATAGCCTTCGAGCTGGACGCCGAGCTCAGCACCCGCATCGGCCCGTCGGCCAAGCAGGTCATCATCAACGACTACCTGGCGGCCGGCCAGATGTACGTCACCGACCACGAGATCATCCTGAGCCGCCACGGCTGGGAGGCTCTGCTGGCTCAGCTCGACCGGCAGCAGTACGCTCGGGAGATGGTGTCCAGGATCATCGAGCGGGAGATGGGCGACGTGCTCACCTGGCTCCGAGGGGCTGGCCATGACGTCTGAGCCGAACCGCTGGTGGGAGGCCGAGGACACGATCCCGATGGACCGGGTGCCGAACGGGCAGGCCCTGATGATCGCCCTCCTACCGACGCTGAGCCTGGACCAGTGGCGCAGCAACGCCTGGCCGGATCGACCGCACCCATGACCGGCGAAGCGGTGGTGGCCCTGATTCTGGCAAGCCTGCCAGTGATCGGGGCCGCTGTGGCGTTGCTGCTGGTCTACCTCCCGAAGTGGGAGCGCCGCCGCGCGCTGCGTAAACTGGACGAGATGTTCGAGGCCGATCGCGAGTGGTGGGAGGAGCAGTTCCGTGGCGTGGGAGACGAGCGACCGCCGGAGTAGGCTGCCCTCCAACTGGCCAGCCCTCGTGGCCGCGACGCGCCGGAACGCCCGTCGTACGTCGAAGCTGGGGATCGACCAGTGCGAGGCTCGCCTGCCGTCGGGTAGGCGATGCCCTCGGGTCGGCACGGACTGCGACCACAAGATCGCCGGCGACGACCACAGCCAGGGCAATCTCCAGTGGCTGTGTCCTGCTCACCACGAGCGGAAGACGGTCAAGGAGGCGGCCGAGGGGCGCATGGCGTATAAGCGATCCAAGTATCGACCGAGCGAGGATCACCCGGGCACGATACGCTGAAGTCTGATAGCTATCCATTCACTCCCGGAGGTACTTCGATGGCCTACAAGGTCGCGCAGGACGTCAACGGCCAGCGGGCCGGAGCCACGTACTCGGGTCCGGCGGAGCTGCTGCCCTTCTATCTGGTCAACGGCTACGTCTACGACGACGCCGCCAAGGGCAAGGTGACCGGCGCTGCGAACGCCGTCAACATCGTCACCGGTGGCAACCTGGTGCTGAAGGTGAACGGTGTCACGGTCACGGCCGCGCTTGCCGCCGCCGACACCCCGGCCGCCGCTGCCACCAAGATCGACACCGCGATGGGCGCCAACGGCGACGCGGCGATCGTGTCCAGCAAGCTGGAGCTCACCTCGAACAGCACCGCTCAGGCGCCCCGGACCGTCGAGGTCGTATCGGGCACCGGCACCGTGCTGGCGAACCTGGGCCTCTCCGTCGGCCAGAAGGGCACCACGGACCAGTCCAACAACACCCGCGAGCTCCCGGCGCAAGACCCGACCCTGGCGGTCAACCGCGAGGACCCGGGCGACGCGTTCCAGTTCGGCACCGACACCGGCCTGGCGCCGCGCCTCGAGGCCGTCGACACCGTCAACCCGGACCTGAACCCGGCCGCCCTCCCGGCTGCTGGCGGAACTCCGCTGGTCGTCTACGGCGACAACTTCACCGGTGCGACCGGAGTCACCTTCGGCGGCACGGCGGGCACGGCCTTCTCGGTCGTGGACGACAACACCATCCACGTCACCTCGCCGGTCAAGGCCGCCGGGGCGTACGCGGTGATCGTCACCAAGGGCGTCGGGAACAGCAACTCCCTCGCCAACGGCGTCACGTACGTCTGATCCAGCCCAGCTAGCAACAGGAGGTAACCCACCATGGCGACTGCCGCCACCCCCAAGGGCTCGACGCACAACGTGTCGACGCCGAAGGCCCCCCAGGTCGACCCGGGTCAGGGTCTACCCGGCCAGAACCCGCACGACGCCACCGGCGTGGTCGCGGACGCGAAGGCCACCCACAACGTCTCGACGCCGAAGTCGGCCGCCATCAAGGCCGGTCAGCGGAAGCCGTGGGAGTCCCCGCACGCCTGATCCACCCTCCGTACCGCGCGTCATACCCCGGACCTGAAATCCGGAAGGCCTCACTGTCGCGGCTGGCGGAACCCGGCCCCCGTCTCGAAGTTTGAGACGGGGGCTTTACTTTGTCCCAGAGCTCCGGTAGCGTTCTACCCATCGCAACGAAACGACCTGGGAACCAACGAGAGGAGGCCATCATGGCCAACAAGCTGACTGGAGAACTGCGTCTGGATCTCACGCAGCCCGCCACCGCAGTCGACCTGGCGAGGATCCTGGAGGATCTCGACAACCAGGGGATCGAGCGCAGCGAGGTCGACATCACGCTGCAGCCCGCCATTACCCACGTAGGCAGCCTGGCTCGCGATCCGTTCGCGCGCTCGGAAGCCGCCCCGGCCGGCATGCAGCTCGTCGCCACCTGGAACGTCTGAGATGGAGGCCACTCGGGGGAGTTGGGCCGACGTCGAGGACAACTCCTACATCAAGGACCTGAACAACAAGACCTGGCGCGTCATCCGCTCGACCGACACGCGGATCAGGCTGAAGGACCGGGACGGGAAGATCGTCGACCTGCTGCGCCCGCCAGGCGAGCGGGAAGTCACCATCCTGGCCCCGACCGACGAAGAGGCCCGCTACACGCTGGCGAAGGCACTCGGAGCCCGAGTGCTGGCCAGCAAGGACGCCGCCGGGAACTTCTTCGCCCCGCCGCCGATGACCTGGGACCTCGAATCAGCCCGCTGGCACATGAGCCGGTTCCACCGCGTCGACTGTGGTGAGCTGGACCTCAACGAGATCCGCGAGCTGCACGAGACCAGCGAACCGACCTGCGAACACACCCATACGGAGGACGCGTGACCAACACCCCCGAGTTCCACTTCGACCCTGAGGGCCTACTCCCTCCCGATCACCCCTTCACCCCGAAGGTCGAGACGATCGAGGACGAGGTCGACAAGGCCTACACCCTGATCATCAACGGGCTCACGGCCGAGCAGTTCGACATCCTCTCGAAGGGCGTCGTCAACTCGCTCAAGCGGGATCCGCGCAACCTGACGGCGAAGGTCGTCCAGAAGCTGCTGATCCTGTCCGCCACGATGATCCTGCTGGCCGGGGCCATCCGAGTAATCGTCTGGATCCTGTCCGGACTCACCGTCAACGCCTGAGGAGGCCCACGTGAACAACGACGTACTCAACCTGACCCAGCTCGGCACGCAGTCCGAGGAGATCCCGGAGCCGGGCACCGAGGGTAACCCGTGGATCGGCATCGAGCAGGTCGTGCGCGGTCAGAAGAAGTTCCACGCCTTCTCGGGCAAGGAGCTGCGCCGGATCCGCCGGGCCGACCAGCGGGCGACCGCCGCCGAGCAGGCGAAGGGCCAGCGGGCGTACAACCGCCAGCAGCGCCAGAAGGAGTTCGACGCCGGGACCGTCCGGCAGCAGCTCCGGATCATCACCGGCGAGCTCGAGGTTAGCCCGGCGATGATGGACAACCTCCAGGGCCACATCATGCGGCAGACGAAGCTGAACGAGCGGGAGCAGCTCGCTCCGGAGCGCCGGGAAGCGGCGGCCGCCCGGCGCCAGGCTCGCCTGAACCAGCGCCGCATCGGTCGGATCGACGCCGGCAAGCCGCGCCACGCCGACCTGGTTTTCACGGGAGAGCGGGAGGGCTGATGTACGGCGGAAACGAGTTCTACGGCATCGGAGTCGTCCAGGATCCCGGCCCGAAGCCCTTCGTTCCGGCGCAGGGACTGCGGAAGGTCTACATCCAGGAGCAGGTCGCCTCGGAGAACCTCAACGTCGATGGCCGCCGCTACATCATGGCCAAGCTGGCCGAGCGGGCGATGGACTTCCTCGCTAGCCAGTCGTGGCAAATCGAGTGGCACACGCTGACCTTCCAGGTGAAGCGCACCGGCATGGAGAGCGATCCGAACGCCGAGCTCTGGCGCTGGGAGGTATGGGTCCGCTAAGCGGTCTCACATACTGGACCCCGGGGTTGACCGACATCGGCCCTGGGGTCCATCCTTGAACCAGACCAACGAGAGGAGCACCACGTGAGTGACCAGAAGGCCTTCGCCAAGTTCCCGACCACGGGCAGAGGCTACCAGTACGTCGACATCTTCACCGTAGAGGCAATCGGGCAGGGCGGGACGCCGGAGCTGGCGACGATCTTCACCGTCGGAGGCTCTGAGCGGTACTACCTCGTCGAGATCCCGCAGGCCGACCTCGACCGCGCTGGCGAGCCGGACGCGGCGAGCTGGTGCCTGAGCCTGATCAGCAAGGTCGCCCGTCAGGCGCTGTCTCCGTACTCCGAGGCAGACGACGAGGACGACTTCACGCCTCCGAACGCGGGATGACGTGCGGCGACTGCGGGATTCCACTGATCGGCAATCGGGCGTGGAGACTGATGACCCCGGCCGAGCGCAAGGCCTCTGGCGCTGCGCAGCGAAACGGGACTCGATGCAGTCGCTGCTATATCGCCTACTGGCGGACGGGCCGGGCCGAGCGGACGACCTGGAAGCTCGAGCACCTGATCGAGGAGGCCGAGTTCCTCTTCGATGGTGGCGCCGACGCCGAGACGATCGCACGACGACTGGGCCTGGAGCACGCCAGCCTGGTCCGGCAGTACAAGAGGGCCCGGGACCGAGGCCTGACCGAGCGGCAACTGAGCTACAGGAGGACTGAGTGAGCGACGACACGGACGGCTTCTTCGACGACAGCACCGACAACGAGGTCGAGCGCCAGGGTGGCGAACCCCTGATCATCCAGCCGGACGGCAGCCGCAAGGCCTACACGCGGGCCAGCTCGCTCGGGGACTTCCTGGTCGACAACCAGTTCCTCCAGCTCTGGGAGAAGCGCTACATCGCCCGCCAGCTCGGCAAGAACGAGGACCTGGCCGCACTGGCCGGGATGGAGACCTACTCCACCGGATTCGACGAGAACAGCGTCACCAAGTCGGCAAGTGGCAAGCGGCTAGACAGCATCATCCAGCGCGCCTGCGAGCGTGGCCGGATTCACGAGCGCGCCGACTACGGCACCGTGGTCCACGCCCTGACAGAGCCGGGCAACGAGGGCTACGAGCCGGTCCGCGCCGCCGCCGACGTCCAGGCGTTCTGGGAGTTCGTCGAGCTGAACGAGATCAAGATCCTGGCCACCGAGCTGTTCGTCGTCAACGACGAGCTCCGCACCGCCGGCACCTTCGACCACCTGATCTGGCACAAGGACTACGGCGTCTGCATCGCGGACAAGAAGACCGGGCGCAACATCAACGGCCTGGGCTTCTCGGTGCAGTTCGCGACCTACAGCCGGGCGAGCACGTACGACGTCGCCACCGGCGAGCGTGGGAGCATCCAGGTCCAGTACGGCAACGACGAGCCGGTGAACCAGGAGTGGGCGATCCTCTTCGAGGTCCACGACGGCATGTGCCGAGCTCGCCGCGTGCCGATCAGCGACGAGAAGGGCTACAAGGCCGCCCGTCTGGCCGCCGAGGTGCGCGACGCCCGCAAGTGGAACGCGATGGCCAACATCGACAAGGCCTTCAAGCAGGTCAAGGGCGACGAGGTCCGCCAGCGCGGGATCATTCGCCGGATCAACGAGTCGCGCTTCCCCGAGGAGCTCCTCGCGATCTGGTACCAGTGGGGCAACGGCAAGGACTCGTGGAACGACGAGCTCACCGCCGCCGCCAAGGCGAAGAAGCTCCAGGAGGGCTGGGCCTGATGGGCAAGACGAGCAAGGACAAACTGCTCCCCAACGACCACTACTGCAAGCCGCCGAAGGTCTTCAAGAAGGCCGGAGACGTCTGGCGCTGCCCGAAGTGTGGCGCCGTTTACACGTGCAGGAAAATGAGCGGCCGCCTCACCTGGCTGCTGACGAGAGATGGGAGGAAGTGATGAGCGCTATCAAGGCTGGCATCATCAACGACGTACAGGACGAGCGGGCCCGGCAGAACGCGAAGTGGGGGCCGCAGAGCTTCCCCAACGGAACCGGGCCGGATGGCATCCTCATGGGGCGCCCGTTCGCGCAGTACGAGCAAGTCATCAAGAACTTCGTCGACCGCCTGGCTGGCGAGGGCGAGTCGCAGTGGATCGGCATCCTGCTGGAGGAGGTCTTCGAGGCCGCCGCAGAGCCGGACGTGGCCAAGCTGCGCGTCGAGCTGGTGCAGGTCATGGCCGTCGCTCAGGCGTGGGTCGAGGACATCGACCTCAAGCACGGCGCGGAGCTCGTCGCATGATCACCTTCGACATCGGCGTCGACATCGACGACGTCCTGCACCCGTGGTTCCTGACGGCCCACGGGCTGTGCGAGCTGGCCGGCATCACGAACGGCGTCACCCCTAAGACCTGGCGGATGGCCGACGAATACGGCTGCGACAAGGACGTGTGGGTGAAGGTCCTGGAGCAGGCCACCAAGGAGGGTACGCTGTACGGCGTGCCGCCGATCCCGGGCGCCGTCGAAGCGCTCCGCCGCCTCTACTTCGCCGGGCACCGGATCCACCTGATCACCGCGCGAGGAACGGCCGTCTGGCAGAGCCCGGCCGAGCAGGCCGAGATCCACCGCCAGACGCGCGAGTGGGTCGAGGAGTACGCCGTACCGCACGAGAGCCTGCACTTCATCGCGGACAAACCGTGGGCAGCTCGCACGATCGGTCTGCAGTACTTCATCGACGACGGGGTACACAACTTCGAGGCGCTCGAGCGGGAAGCCCCGGAGACGATCACTTACCTCATGACCGCGCCGCACAACGAGGACTTCTGGACCCCGTTCCGGCTCGGGACCATGGACGAATTCGCCGAGGTCATCACCGAGGCGGCAGAGAAGGGAGTAGCGGCGTGACCGACTACGAGACCAAGGACAGCGGAACACACCTGGAATACGAGTCCGGAATGCGCCGAGACTCCCAGGACGGCAAGCCGCGCTTCGACCTCATCCGGACGAAGCTGCAGCCGTACGAGGAGCAGATGATCACCCGGTACGCCAGGCTGCTGGCCAGGGGTGCCGAGAAGTACGACCCGCGCAACTGGGAGGAGGGCTGCGGCGAGGAGGAGCTGGACCGCGCCAAGGCATCCCTGCTGCGTCACACCGAGCAGCTCATAGCCGGCGAGACGGACGAGGACCACGCGGCGGCCGTCTGGTTCAACGCCCAGGCGATCGAGTACTTCCGCTGGCGACTGGAGACCCCGGACAGCGACGGCCTCACCGGTGCTGAGCGACTGGCGAAGGCTGCGCGCGCCTCGGAGATCCACCAAGCTGCGCTCCAGGAGGCGGCCAAGATGCGTCGCCGGGAGCGGATGGCTGTGGCCGCCAAGGAGTTCGACGCCGAGCTCACCCTGGACGCGAAGGAGCTGGCCAAGAGCCCCATCGTCGCGGCGTACGACGGATCCCAGAACGGCGCCGTGGGCCTGTATCAGTTCCTGCCAGGCGACTGGTCGGCCTACCAGGAGAAGCTCGGTCACCAGATCGCGCGGAGTGTCCGCCGAATGCACTCCAACGTCGAGACCGTGCGACTCGCCCACGGCGTGCCGCTGGCGGACTACTCGATGAGCGAGGACGGCCAGGTGACCAACAACCACACCGGCGAGGTGGTCACCCCTGGCGTCAGCCCCGAGGAGGACGAGCAGGACTTCCCAGACTCGTACCCGGACGCAAACTGAGGGTTGACCCCCTCATCCATATCCGCTAAGCTGTACCTACCGAGCCGGAGCGGTCTTCACTCCGGCACTTGAAGCCAGGCAGAAAGTCTGGCGAGATCGGGAAGCAGAAAGCAAGCCCGACAGATGCCGCAGGAGGCACAGTGAGCAACGAAGACACCGACGGATTCCTCGACGACGGCGTGCGCGAAGGCGCAGCGGGAGCTCGTTTCGACGAGGTCGGCGACTCCGTCCTGGGCGAGATCGTCGACAAGTACCGCGTCGACTACATCCCGTTCGGCAAGAAGGACCCGGAGATCGACGAGCGGACCGGCCAGCCGGTGCAGCAGCTCGTGGTCGTCCTCCAGACCGAGACCCGGAACTACGAGGACCACCCCAAGGCCAAGATTCCGAAGGACCAGGACGGTAACCCCCGTTCGGCCGACCAGGACAACGGCCGCCGTGCGATCTACGCACGCAAGGGCACGAACATCTACTCGGCGCTGGCGAAGGCCGTCGCGGCCGCGCTTCCGGCCGGTGAGAAGCCGGGCAAGCACCCGCTCATCGGCGGCAAGATCGGCATGCAGTTCTTCGAGGACGAGGACACGGGCAAGGGTAACAACCTGAAGAAGTTCCGTGGCAAGTACGTCCCCCCGGCGGCCGCCGCCGAGACGGACTCCTTCTTCGACGAGGGCGTCAAGTCCGAGCCGAAGTCCGAGAAGGTCCAGGACACCCCGGCCGAGGCGAAGAAGTCCGTCGCCGACGAAGAGCCGCCGTTCTGATCTGCCCGGCCGGGCGCCTCTGATTCAAGCCACCGGCATCGGATCGCGAGCCCCGCTCCCTCACAAGGGGGCGGGGCTCATTCCTTTACAGTAGGTTGGAAGTCTTCGTTTCGAGTAGGGAGTAGCCGTGGCAGTCAAGAAGCCGCCGAAGCCGTGTAAACAGCCCGACTGCGAGCTGCCCAAGGACGCGCCGAGCCACTTCTGCTACTGGCACCGCATCGCCCGCCTGCTGATCGATGACCAGGTGCTGGAGGCGCGCGCCCGGCTGAAGATCATGGAGGCGCGGGAGGGCTACGTCTGGCGGCCCCTCGTCGCCGGAGCCAACTGGCCCAAGGGTCGCCGGTTCTGTTCGGGCTGCCAGTTCTTCGTTCCGCTCTGGTACGCCGAGGGGAGTCGCTGCAAGGCCTGTCAGAGCGAGGCTCGGTACGGCGCCCACGTTCGCGAGACGTACGGGATCTCGTACGACTTCTACCTGGAGCTGTACCGCTATCAGGGCGGTCGGTGCTACATCTGCCGGAAGGAGCCGAAGCAGCGGCGCCTGGCGGTCGACCACGACCACGAGACCGGCGAGGTGCGGGGGCTGCTGTGCTCTGGCCAGCGCTCGTGCAACCACGACATCCTGGGCAACATCAAGAGCATCGACATGGCTCGCCGCATCGTGCTCTACCTCGAGGACCCGCCCGCGCGCGCCTACAAGCAGGGCCGGGCGCTGCACACCGACGTCGCGACCGCCTCAGGCTCGGTAATGGCCGGCAGGAGCCGCACTATCGTCCCTAATGGCGGCTCTGGCGGCACTGTGGAGACGATGCGGCGGATGGCTGAGGAGTCCATCGAGAGCCGGGCCCGCCGCGCCCACGAGCGCCACTACAGCGACGGAGACTTCTGGCGCTTCCCCGAGGGAACTGTCGTGTTCGACATCTTTCACGCCGTGCCCGACAAACTCGACCCGAAGGTCTGGGAGAAGCGGCTGGAGCTGGCGCGGGAGAGGGAAGCCAAGATTCAAGGCCAGCGCGAACGCCAGCAGGGGCAGGACTGACGAAGAGACCCCCGGACACCCTCTGGTGAGGGGCCGGGGGTCCGATCGCTTAGAAAGCCGTACAGAGCCTCAGGACTGGCTCAGTGAACGTCGGCCTCCAGCGGCTCCGTGTAGAGGGGCTCCGAGTTGAAGCCGGGATCCACAGCGGGCTCGGTGTTCTGGCGGAGGAAGCCGGCCAGCCCGAGCTGGAGCGCGGCGATCAGGGCAGCCTGCACGTCCGCGTCCAGATGCAGACCGAAGCCCACCAGGATGGCCAGTACGGCCTGGACGGCGCCGACGACGACGGCCAGGTTGACCTTCTTCGTCAGGTAGGCGGTGACGAGCGCGAAGACCGCAGCGGAACCCGCCTGCAGCAGCGTCGACTTGTCGGCGTCGATGCCGAACACGTTGAGAACGACCAGGACGCCGAGAACGCCCTGGAGAGCGCCCGCCCAGGCGGCGGGCTCGTAACCGAAGATCTTCATGCTGTATATCCTCTCAGATGTCCCAGTCGTCCGCGCGCGCGTGACCGGTCTTGAGCTGGTAGTCGACGTCGAGGAACTTCTTGTACGTGTCGTGCGTGAAGACCGACCAGAAGCTGAAGTCCGTGCCGCCCTTGGAGATCGCGAAGGCGGCCTGAGCGTTGTAGAGCGGGTCGCCGAGCTTGTCACCCACGCGCCAGCGGTCGGCCGCATTGCCCGACGTCGGGTCGCGCAGGATTCGGACCTGGAACCAGCCACGCGAGGTGCCCCACTTGGTGTTCACGGCGTACCAGCCGTCCGAGCGCTGCTCGTACTGCACCGGCACCGGAACCTGCAGCTTGGCCGCCTGTCGGGACGCGTAGTCCGCCCGAGCTGCTTCCAGGCTGATGTACGGGCCCATGCGAGCGCCGGGGATGTCGCCGACCGCGTCGGTGAACCCATCCGACTCAGCCTTGCCGATGGCCTTCGCGATCCGGCGGACGGCCGGGTCCGTAAACCCGGCCTCCGTCAGGATCTCGTCAGCCGTCAGGCTTTTGGGGCGAGCTCCGCCAGCTTGGCCAGGATGCCATCCAGGGCTGCACCCTGCTGCTTCTGCATCTCGACCACGGCGGTGACCGCACCCGCGAGCTCGGTGAAGTTGTCCGCCAGCGCGGAGTCCACGTCGCCGGCCGTGGTGGCCTCGACCTGGTCGGTGTGCTTGGCCCCGAACGCGGCGTAGTCCTGGACGCGCTTCTCCAGGTAGGTGACGCGCTCGTCGAGGTGGCTGGAGAGCTTGGCCACCTCGGCCAGGACGGTGTTGGCCCACTGCCGGTTGTTGTCGGCCAGGTGGCCGGACACGTTGTTGAGTTGGGCGATGACGCGGTCTGCTTCAGCCACGGTGAAATCTCCTTCGATGGGCGGTTTTCCGGTGTCGCCGGTCGGGGTTCCCCCCGGGCCAGCCTTGAGTCGGGCAGCGACGTCGGCGCGGAACTTGTTCATCGCCGTGCTTCCCGGGTCGGGCTTGCGGCTCGACCATTCCTTGTGACCCAGGATAGAGCCAGCGCCCCAGCCGTAGAAGTCACAGATCGCGGCGGCCCAGCGGACCGCGCTGTCGTACTGCTTGGCGGTCATAGGCTGCCCGCCGTCGAACTTGACCTCGAGCCCGTAGAACCATCCGTTGCCGTTGGTGTCGTCGGGTCCGGGCTTGACCTGCGCGGTGAGCGAGGCCTTGTCGGCGCGTACGGTGGCCAGCGACCGGGACGAGCCCGATCCGGCGTGGTTGGCGCGGCCGATGGCACCGAGGATGAGATCCCCGTCCATCTCGCACGTCGCCTGGCAGAGCGGGCCGGGGATACCCTCGGCCGGACGACCCTCTACGAACAGGAAGTGATCGTAGTTGGGGCTGTTCTGGCCGCTGTCCGAGCCGGTGTGGTGGATCACCAGACCGACGGGGGCAAACGAGCCAGGACGCTTACGCGAGGTCCAGCCGGAGTACTCCTTGAACGGCACCAGCCACTTCTTCATCGCAGCGCGCGTCTGCGCTGCGGTCATCGGTGCGGCCATGAGTCTCCTCAGAATAGGCGGACTTGATACCAGTCCAGGCTACGCGGGGAGCTCAGTGGTTGTCGCGGAGATCGTCGAGCTCGAAGTCGACGCCGTCCAGACGCTGCAGCAGGATGTGGACCTGGGCGCGGAGCTCGCGGACCTGCTTCTGTAGACCCTCGATCTTGGTGTCCTTCTCAGCGTTGCGGGTCTCAAGGTGCTCGATCTTGGAGTCCTTGCGCACATTATCCGCCTGCACGGCCTGGAGGCTGGCCAGCAGGATGGCGTTCGCGGCGGCCGCGTCCGTGACCTGCTGCGTGTCCTCGGCCATGTCGATCTTCTTGGCCTCGAGCTTGCCGGACTGGCGCTGGGTGAGGAAGTCGATCAGGAGCTTCAGGCCGTAGCCGATGACCAGGAGCGTCCCGCCGCCGGCCACCTGAGGGAGAAACTGGATAGCGTCCATCAGGGCGTCGTCTCCCCATCGTGATTGTCGTTGTCCGTGACGATCTGCACCGCCACCTTCTGTGCCTTGCGGCCCTTGCGTAGTACCCGAATCCTCAGCAGGCAGCCGAGCAGGATGGCGATGTCGTCGCCGAGCCCTGCGTACTGCTTCGAGAACGTCTCGATACCCACAGCAATCATAGCCGCCAGGACGACGAGCCAGAGGCCGAACTCCTCGAGCCTCTCATTGCCGTTGAAACGGGAGAAGGTCGAGATCGCGCCGCCAGCGATGAGGGCTGCGGCGAAGTTGTAGATGGACCAGGTCGGGACTTCAAGATCGGCGGCGTACTGCGGTCCGGCCAGCGCGATCAGGATGCCCTGGATGAAGAGGTAGACCAGGAAGGGGATCTGGAACGGGGAGGTCGTCAGCCCCTTGCGGAACGTCCCCATTCCGAGCTTCTGCTCATGGTGGATGAAATTCACACTAGGCTCCCCGAGTTGGTTGCTGACCCCCCAAGTGTAACGGGCCCCCGGCGTGATTGCCGAGGGCCCGTGTAAACGCACTGAGGGTTAGGTCACCCGAAGCTGGCCGCCACGCCTTGACGGAGGATCTCGGCCCAGAAGTTGGTGCCGACGCCTTCGATCGGGTGGATGCCGTCGGCCGCGATATACGTCTGGATCCGGCCAGGGCTCGACGCGAACCAACGGAACCAGGAGATCACGTGCTCCGGATCGATGGCGTCGTGGATCTGGTTGTTGACCCAGCCCGCGTTACGCTGGTCGGCCACTGGGTACGCCGGACGCGACGCCTGCACGTCGACCCACCAGAGCTCCACCGGTTCCGGTCGGGCGGCCAGGTTGGTGAGGACGCGCTGGATCTGCGCAGCCATCACGGACGGATCCATGATGTCGTTGCTGCCGACGGCCATGATGACGCGCGGCGGGAGTGTAGTGGCGGAGAGCACGTAGTCGACCGCTGGCGTCGTCGGCCGGCCGCTCCAGTAGTTCACCGCCACGTCGGCGCCGTGGTTCGTCTTCATCGACGCGACGAACTCTTCCTTGCCCCGGTTGGTGATCGAATCCCCGACCAGGAGCAGGTCGACGTCCGCGAACGCCTTGCCGGATGGGTTGTAGAAGCCGTGCCCCAGGGTCTTCCAGTCCCCCAGGACGCCTGAGCCGTAGTCGGTCACTCGCTTGCCTTTCATCAGAAGTAGCACGTGATCTTGACGATGCCCTGAGTGCCAGCAGCACCAGCGACCGCAGCGTTACCAGCGAAGGCTGGGCCCGCGCCGCCACCATATCCCTTGCCAGGGTTGGCTCCAGCGCCAGTCCTGGCGTTGCCGCCCAGGCCGAAGCCCATTGGGGGAGCTCCGCCGCGCGCGGCGAGGAGGGCAAGGCCGTTCATCCATCGACCATGTCCGCCATCCTCACCGGAGATGTTGATGTCGCCTCCGGTGGCCGTGCCGCCATTGCCACCAGCGGAGGCCCCGGTGCCCGTGACAGTTCGGTTCGCGTTCGCAGTCGTGACGCCCGCGCCGCCCAGGCCAGGACCTGCGGTCTGACCCTTGAAGACGGTCGAGCCACCGGCGGTCCCGTCGGATCCAGCGGTGCTGCCACCGTTTCCGCCAGCGCCGATCGTGACAGACTCGGTCGCACTGAGATCGCCGAGTAGGTACCACTTGGCGGAGTAGGAACCGCCGCCGCCGCCGCCAGACTCGGCTTGGCCGGGGCTGCCTGTCGTGCCGATTGCTGCCACGCCGCCGTCGCCGCCAGCACCTCCGACCGCTTCGACGTACGCCGCCTTGAGCCCTGCCGGGCGCGTCCAGGTGCCCGAGCTGGTGATGTAGGTGACCGTAGGCGAGCCGATGGCAACCAGAGTGCCATTGACCTTGATCGTCCCGGCGCCGGAGATCTCGAGCAGGCCGTCGTCCGAGACGATCTTGGCCGGGTTGGCGCTCGGGAAGCCGTTGACCGTCGGCGGGTTCGCCGTCACCGTCGACAGCGAGGAGAGATCCGTGGCTGCGATGCCGGTGTACTGGAGGTACATCGCCGAGTTGGCGGGCACTGTGGCGCCGCGACCTACGTACAGCCGGATCGCGTTGGGGTCATCGGTGCCGCCGTTGTCCGGCACATTGGGTGCGACGAAGTGCAGCTTGGCTCGCCGGTTCCAGGTGAACGACACGGCCGCACCAGGCGTCGTCTCGTGAGTCCCGGTGCCAGCAGCGTCGCTGTCGTAGAACGTGAGCTGGCTCCAGACCTTGGACGACGTAACCGCCGGATCCCAGGCCGTGCTGGTGTGCTTGTAGAGCTTCCCGTCGTTGTGGTACGAGAAGAAGTTCGTGCCGTCCCAGCCGCAGGCTCGCCGGTTGGTGGACGGC